TGTACTACAGGTTTCTTAGCTTCTTTCATTTGTTTTTTGCCGTATGTAATACAAGGATCTTGTCCACAACCACAATTCTTTTTCTCTTCTTCTACTTTTTCAGTTTTAGGATTATCGTGGGTATAACCTTGCTTGTTAAGTTTGTCATGTTCTGCTTTGTTCTTTGCCATGACTACTTTATCGCCTTTGTACATTTTATGAGGTTTCATTTCTTCTTCCTCATTGAACTTCTTTTTAACATAGTCTGGCATCTTCATAAAGCCTGACTTCAATGCTTTTTCGTTTTCTTTTTTGCGTTGTTTTAATAGATTACTGGAAACAGGCTTCTTTAATGGTCTACCTGATGCTAAATCTTCTCTGAATGTAGTAAAGTTTTTCATAACACTATTTATACAATAACTCCTCGTTCTTGTGTAGCTCATAAAGTGTTTCAATTGATTCCTGAAACCATACTTGAACTGCTACCCTTCTAGTTTCGTTGTTTTTAAGACCATGTCTTACTTGTGTATTTATAAAATATGCAGAATTGATAGGAGTCTCAGAACGTATCCAATCTTCTTTTACATAGTCCTTACCTTTTAAGTGTAAATACCCTCCATAGTCTTTAAAAAACAATGTGGGTGCAAAATTATCTGTTACAGGAAATAGTAAAGGTGTTGAACGTGCCTTTAGTGCGTCTGTATGTGGAGGAGTATATCCATTAGGAAGATTCATGTGTAATTTAATGGATGTTGGTTTGACTTTAAATAAATCTGCTAAAGGTTTTGTTATTTCCTCTGGCAAGTGCATATAATATAAATTATGGTCTGCCTGACCGTTTGCCCCTGGGTGTGATACCCATTCACCATTCGAATCTAAATCTAAAAAGGTTTGTTTTTGTTCCTGTGATAACTCTACTGGAATATCAAAGTAGTAAGGTAACATAATTACCTACTGTTTCTTTTCTATTGCAACTCCAACGCCTTTATCACCATTAGGCATAGTTACTTCTCTATAATATACAATAACCTCTCCTAACTCCCGTATATAGCGTCTAAGTTCTTGCATGTTAGCACTCATTGCCTCATAGTCACCTATAGTAGTTGCAACGAATACTACTTTGCCACCGTTTTGTTCACGCATATCATCCATAAATCTATCTAAATATGTGTAACCTTCAGGCCAATCATTTTCTTTTCCTAGTTTACAATCACGTTTTCCTTCTTCGTTCTTTAAACACGGATTTGCTATTTTTGCCTCTGAAACTACATACCATTTAGGTTCAATTAAACTGATATCTCTAGGTAGGTTGGGTTGCATAATATCTATTTGTACAGGTTTTGTAACTACCTGTACTTTCTTTGTTCCTAAACCAAAACTAGCGCAACCGCTAATCAGGCTTGTTAGAATTATTAAGGTTGCTAAGTTCCTTGCTATCATTTTCTATATCTCCAAATACAGCTGCTGTGCCTTTATTTATTCTACTTTCAATAAGTCCGGGCTTAGCTTCTGCTAATTTATTTAAATTGTGCCTTCTAAATATATCTAAATATTCTGCTTTCTCTGCTTCAATTTGAGCATTTTTGTTTTGCATATTTAAAAGTGCAGCACCTTGCTTTTCAAAACTCTCTTTCATTGCTTCCATTGCAAGTTGTTGTTCCTGTACGGCAAGTTCTAATTTTGCCTGGTTCTCAATGAGAGTTTCACGTTCATTCCATAACCAATAAGTTGCTCCACCGAGAACTAAAATTAATACTAAAAATATCTGTTGCATTATAAGTAATCCTCTATTATGTAATTTAAACCTGTAGAAGATCTAAACTCTATTTTATTGTTGTCTTCGTCAATAAAGACTAATAACTTTTCTTTTCTAGTTACTATTTTCTTAGCTATATAGTTTTTATCATCACTATCGCCATAAACTTTATTAAACGATACCGTAACTTTATATCGTGTTAGAAATAGGGAAAGTATCCATTCCCAGAATCTTTTGAGGCCTGATAAAATACCTCTTCCTATTTTCTTCAGCAGTTCCATCTACGTCTAGCAGCCTTGCCCCTCTCGCCGGTCCATCCCCTGGACCTAGCACAAAATGATTTACGTCTGTTTGCCGCTTTACTACCTTTCTTCAATTTACTTGGAGGTGTAGTTACCGCTGTTTTTAAATTGCCGCCAGTCCTTCTATTATATTTAGCAACACCTTTAGCAGTCATACCTGCTCCACTTTCTGTGCTTCTTTTATCACCAGACTTCTGCGACATACCTTCCATGTCTTCTTTTAAGAATTCGCCAAATGATTGCATTGTTGTCTCCTGTAATCCACTTTTTGTTGCGTCAAATAACTTTCTTGCATGGTCCTCATTGTGGTTAGGATGTAGGCCTGCTTTAAAAGATTTATAATCATTATTAGTAGCATGATTTCTCATCTTTGTTCCACTTATACCTGTAACACCTTCAGCATCCGGGTCTCTGTGTCCTGCTGAGATGACTCGTATCTTTTTATAATTATATTCTTTTCCATTATATTTAGATGAAAGTTTTTGAAAATCTTTTACCCTATCGCTACCCACAACCATTGTTGCGTGTGTATGTCCTTCTTGGTTGAACTTTTTAAGTTGTGCTAAAAAGTGTGGGTGGTCTTTTGTAGAATGCGTAAAATTTACATCCGGGTGTATGTGTTGTAAGTATTCTTTCTTATGATTGTGATGTAAAGGATCTTTTTTCTTGTTTTGTGAATGACTAACCACAACGGCATGATTTGCTCCAATCTCTTTAGCATGAGAATGAACCTTATCAATAACCTTAGAGTGTCCAGCAGTTGGAGGATTCATCCTACCAAATGAGAATACTATGTGTTTATCTTCTGCCATAATTAATTATCCGCAACAAGTGCAAGAACAACATTCACAACATTTACATTTACTATTCATGTTCGTCTCCTTAGTTATTCTTATTAAAGTTAAGAGCACTAAACTCTTTCCTATCTACAAATTTTGAAGGCCTGCCACCCCTAATGGCAACAAATCCTTCGGGTTTAACTTCTTGACCATCTACCTCATGACCGAATTCTGAGCGTTGTGACATCGTCTTTGTTAGTATGTCCTTTGCTGCTTGAATATGTTTGTGCATATTCATTGGTCCTTCGAAGTGGTCCTTATTCTTATTTATATGACCTATTGTGTTATCGTGTGTAGTTTGATGTCTCGCTTTTGCTACATCTGTTTTAACTTTATCTACTTTCTTCATCATGTTTGCACTATGATGTGCTACAAATCCTTCGTGCGAATGTTGTTCGCCTGTTCTTACTGTGTGATTAATATAAGTCTTTAGCGCCGCATGATGTTTTAAAACTGTATCGTGATGTTCATCAGGTGTATTTTTAAAATGTGATACTGCCTGTTCTAAATGATGTTCAACTTGTTTTCTATCTTCTTGTGTATAATGGTGTTGACTTGTGTCGTGATTTGTGCTCATCATATGAACATCTGGGTGACTATCAAAATGAGACATATCAGCACCATGTACTGCTTTCATATCTTTAATTGATTTACCTTCATATTGTGTATGAACTGCAAGTCCTAATTTTGCCTTCTGGGCTGCTTTACCATGTTCTGAATCGTGTGGTACATGATAAGTTATTGTGTTAGGTGTAAACTCCACTCTATTACCATTCTTTTTAACATCATCTGGTGTGTGCATAATATCTGCTTGGTAAACACCTTGTGGTTTTATTTTGTGTGCATGGTCTAATGCCGCTTTTAACTTTGTTACAAGTCCTGGTGCGTGACCATGATTCTTTTCTATATCCTCATGCGTATGGTTAATTTTAGGATCTTTGTTAAATGCTGATTTAGATGCTACAAAAAATTTTTTATTCTCAGGGTGTTCCCCAAATACAACAGCGGGACTGCCATCATATTTAATTGTAGTCTGTGTATCTGTTTTAATGCCTTGCATCTTGTGATGAACGTCTCTGACTGTGTGAAACGCATGACCAAAACCTTCTTTACCAGCATGCAAGACATGGTCTTCCACGTGTTCTAAGTGTTTTAGTTTATCTTCTTCTGTGGCTTCTGTTAAAAAGTCTTTAAATCGCATTTTTTACCTACTTTACTAACCTTATATTCTATATGATAACACCATATGGACCAAAAGTCAAGCATTATTTACAGTATTTATAAGATTCTTTCGTAGGAGAAATTGATTTTTGTTTCGACTGTTCCTGTTAATTTTTTAATATTTTCTTCTGTATCAGGTTGTATGAAGAAATGGTCATCAAAATATTCTGTTTTCTTGTATTGTTTACGGACGCTACCATGTTTACCCATTCTTCGTAACATCATAACTTCACCAGAGTCCCTTTCAAATTGTGCTTTTCTCTTTAATCTTGCTATGAACTCTCTGTCTCCATAATGATATCCTGTGTAGGATTCATCATATCCTCCAGCTTCCCAGAAGAGTTGTTTTGAACATAAAAAGGAATTTAGATGGCCAGGGTATGGCAACATTTTTTGTTCTGGAAAAATATAAAATTGATGATGATATAACGATTGGTGTTGCCAGTTTCTCTGTCTCATTCTTCCCATGGTGTCGCCCATACATAACATATCAATATCAAAGAAACATACAAATTCAGATTTTGCCAATTTAGCTATAGCATTTCTACAACCGTGACTATTAAATCCTAAATTTTCTGTTACTTTATATATGGATATTTCTGGACTATGTGCCGGCATTATCTCAATAGGGTATAATAAATCCTCAAGTGGTGTTGCATCAGAGGCATCGTCAAATATAATAACTTCTATATCTGAAGGATAGAACTTAAATTGATGATACCATTCATGTATCCATTTTTCGTCGTTGAAATAGGTTAATCCTAATGTAAGTCTAGGAAGTTTCTTCGACATCTAGTTTATCCCTAATATCTTCTGCTGGATAATCAATGGCGTCGCCTAATTGTAATTGAAATGCTTCATTATGTGTTAAAGCATTAGCGTCGTATACCTCATAACCTGAGAATACTTCAACTACTGTATCTTCTATTCTACCTTCTAATAAGTGCATTAATCTCATTACTGATTGACTAATATCTTTTAGAGTAGGCTCTTTTTCCATTTTGTCGATGATATATTCCCTACTTCCAACAGGTGTCCACATAGGAAACTCTTTACTTGGGCCTTTTGCCTCCCAAATATTAGTGATAGCTACGACTTTTAGTTTCATTTTGATATAGTCCTAATTCAAATCTATCTCTAATAGTAGAAATATCAATATTATGTTCTTGTGCTATTTTATTAGCAGTGTCTTTCCAATATGCTTTGAATTCGCCGTGTAAAGCTCTTTTCTCAGCAACCATACAATTTACTATTCTCTTGACAGGATTAGTTTTTGCCATTTTCACTCTCCGTTTTTATAGGTTTCAATTCAATAGGTTGATTCTCGGTTCTTTTCCTCAAATCAGTTGTACTAAAAGAATGGTCTCTTTTGTTGTATACAATTTCAATCTTTCTCTTATAACAAATTCGTTTACCAGTGAACTCTTTATTTTTATATTCATCACCAAGTACCCTTACATCAATTGGTAATGTAAGTAATAAATCTTCTAAATCTTTTTCCGTATTATATATTACGACTTCATCTACAAATTTTACGGCGCATAATTGTATCTGTCTTTCAACAATACTCTGTACAGGGGCGTTTTTATTTTTCCTATCCAATGTTGGGTCACTTTGTAACCCGCATATTAAATAATCACAATGCCTTTTTGCCTCTTCCAACATTACAATATGTCCTGCGTGTAGGAAGTCAAATGTACTACAGGTAAATCCTATTTTACCTACATTATTATAATCAAGTTTCAAGTTGTTCTCTCCTAAATTCTTCAATTTGTTCAGTTACAAAGTCCTGAAAGTCCCTTGGGTCTCTCCCTTGGTCATGTTGTTCTTGTGTAAACCAACCACCTGATTCTTGTTGTTGGTCAAATTGTCCTTCTGCAAATGTTATAGCACCTGCAAAATTATAATATTCGTCCTCATATACTAAGGATAATTTTACATCTTCATCAAAGTCGTATAAGTGGTCTGCTAGTTCCTCAAAAAACTTAATAGGCGGAGTCCACTTTGCCTTAATGATATGTTCATATATGTAGTTATATTCGCTACATGCTATGAACGTTACAGGACCTTCTAATAATGCTGATGTGGACCCTATGTGTTCCATCATAAATTCATTATCTGCTATCTCAGCATTTGTTTTGTAGATATCCAGATATTGTAATCCGTAGTCATTAGAATAAGGATCAAGTTTTGTCAGTAATCTAAAAACCCTCTTCCATTCTTCCTCTGCTTGAGGACTTCCGTAGTTTAGTTGCAGTGTGCAATATACATTATTAGCCAATGGTACTCTCCTTTGATAAAACGAACTTCTCTGCCATCTCTATGGCTTCCTTATTCCTAATATTTCTGTTCTCATCATTGAAAACATAATTTGTAAATAATTCCTCATTACCTTGCCAATATTTTACAATCGTCATCTTCGGATCGTCTTCTACTGTTGCATGAAAGTCTGTTCGTTTACCAAAGGTTTTAATCACTCTTGTGGTACCTTGCTAAATGTCGCTAATGCATCTAATTTTTCTTGTGCATTTGCCATTGCTTGAATTTGTGTATCTATAGCTGCAAGCACATCAGGATGTTCCCCTATGCCTACAGGATTTTCTAAATAAATTTTTATGTTGGCCTTTGCTTCGGCCATTTCGCCTCTATATTTTGCTACTAAAGCATCTACGATATCTGCTGTTAATTGTTTGTTGTTTGTCATTGTGTATCTCTCTATATGTATAATGGCATACTTTAGTCTCGGACGACTTTGGTGTATGTTACCTCAATATTTATAGCGCTGTTTTTAGAGTTATATGCGCTAACTTTTTTTGCTCCAAAATATCGTAAAAAATTTTGTCGACATATTTCAAAGTGGACAAAATCGGGTAAATTAGGGTACGAAAGTAATCTACAGTCATCGATGTCTACAATCGTACCCTAATTAATTAATTTCTAGCTAAAGACTGTTGAGCCTGCTGCTGCGTGTGCTGCTGCAACCATTGCTCTGCTAGGTGTGCCAAGTCTGTAAGCGGTGTTACCGGCCTTGTTCACGTTTGTATAGATTGCAAAACCTTGCGCTCTAAGTTCTGTTACCCTTGCAGGTAACTGTGTTACACCAAGTTTATTCTTGGCGTATGCGATGCTAAGTGATTGTCCTGTGTTTAGGAAATTCACGATTTTAGCATGTTGGTTAGTTTTAGCTTTTGCCATAACTATTCTCCTCCATCATTTAAAGAAACACCTTTGTTCACAACCTTAGTTGATCCCTTGGGTGTATTACGAAATACGACCTTGAGCAAAGCATTTTTAATGTCGAAATCACTATTGAACTTTTCGTTCTCAAGTAAGAATTCCGATGCTTCTTTCTTAGTCATTGCTTTTGGTAGTTCCTCAAACCAAACGTCTGAGTTCGTACCAGAAAGTTTTTTAACACGGGAAACCATGTCATTGCCAAAACGAGCTTTTGTTTGTCCGTTAGCAGTAACAGAGTACCCTGCATAAGTAAATAATTGATCAGTCATTACGTCTCCTTAATTTCTAATTACAATACACATTATAGGATCTTTTAAACCTAAAGTCAACCATAAAGGTGACCAAAAGGCCTAAACTCCCACAATCCTTTGGATAAGTCTTTCTTTTGTATAAGAAATACCTTTGAGGTAACAGTAATAACTATTATCACCGTTGATTTCCTCAGCATCCATATCCCAAATAAGCGCTTGCTTTAAGCTCTTAGCACCCATTGAAAGTAAAGAACCGAGATGTTCTTTCCACTTAGTTGTGGCTTCTTTTTCTCTAATTCTATCCTGTTCAATAGCTTCGGTAACTTCCTGAGATACTCTGTCAGCTAGTTTTTCTAGCTCTACCATTGACATAGAGTCAAAGTCAAAGTGTCTAGGACGGAAACCGTGTGCGTCCTTATAAGCATCGTAAATATAAGATGTTAAACTATAACGTTCATACTGCTTAATGTTGTAGATACCGTAATCCGCCCAATGTTGCAGGTCAGATACTGTCGTACACCAAGCAGTAGCACCCTCGGCCTTACATCTAGCAACGAACTTCTCGTTCTCTGCCTCAATATGTGCCTTAAGCTCTAGTTGTTCTTGTGTATAGTTTGACATTAATTTACCTTACTTTTTTAGTTTATGTGTATATGATAGCATCTACGGAACCAAAAGTCAAGCATTTTTTCCAGGTATTTTCTCTTGTTTTTCAGTAACTTGTGCCGCATCACCATAATGTATGTAAGTTTGTAGTGCAAATACGTCATTATCTTCATCAGATAAGTCGTATCTGTAAGGATATTCCCAATTTGGTGGATAAACTACTACCCTACCTTCTTCTGCCTGTACTCCTACATTCTGTCTAAAGAATTGTACTTTAGAATCAGCAGTATTTAAGAAAAATATGAACCCAATAGCACGAATAGAACTAGTTCGGTCTCTAGTATCTACTGTAACTACCACGTCCTTGGGATTTGTAATTTTTCTTATTCTTAGTTTTTCAACACCCGCTCTGTGGAAGATACCACTTGGTAAGTTCAGGTGTTCCATGTAATGTTCGTGAAGTGTGGAGCAAAAATTGACTAATTGTTCTTTTACCTCATCCTGGTCTTCAACATCATCAGAGTAATTTATTTCTATAAATGTTTCTTTTGTCTGTTGTTTGTCTAAATTCAATTTGAACGTATCAATCAGCAGTGAACAAATTTCAGGTGTAAGCGCCTGATCAAAGATCCTTAAAGATCCCTGAATTGCAAATTGTTCTTCGTCAGCTACTGCTTCGCTATCTCTTCTTCTGTCTTCCATACTAACTTCACTCCACGTCTTGTTAATTCATTAATAAATTTCATTCTGTGCTTTCGTTTGCCTTTGTTAATTGCGTCTATAATCTCTTGGGTAGGAGTGTTTCTCAAATAGTAGTGTTTTATAAAAGTCCTACCTGTTGGTTTCCCGTCCCTACCTCGGACGTTTTCTTTGTGACTTGGTTTAAACTTTGGTGGCATAATATATCTCCTTTCAATTAATTATTTTTTAACGTTATCGCTATGCTCCTTAGCAGCGCTATTAACATACAATCCGAACCATGCAGCTCCGGCACCAACTAGGATTGATATCAATCCACTTTGTTCCATACTAGGTTCTGGTAAATCCATAAACCATATTGCTGCATAATACACTAAAAATATATAAACACTCAAAAAAGCCCTTGGCCAAATTCTCCAGCTGTCTACTGTTCTAGCTAGATGAACCCATTTTTGCCAGGGGTTGACAGTTGAATCAGCCATTGCTTCTGCTAACTTTGTTTTGAGATCTGCGTTTTCTTGAATCAAGTCCATGAACTTGTTAAGGTCCATTTCGACTTCATTACGACTCATGTCACCTCTAAACTCTTCTCTGTCCGGCATTGAATAACTCCATATAATTTTTATTCTTACCCTTATGCTTTAATAGCATGTTGGATAGTTCATTTGTATTTATATGTCGTTGCAGTTTGGCAAATGGAATATATCCTATTCTCATCTCAGGATCTGTGTATTCCGGCAATTCCAATCTGGTTTTCAATTTTTCGTGTAGCTCCTTTCCTCTCATTTCAAACATATCAAGTTGTTTCTTGGTAAATTCTTTGCCTAACCAACAGAAAAAACTTGGACGTGCCAAATGTTGAGGCACATACTGAGACTTCTTAATCTTATAATCGTTACTAAAAACAATCTCAGCATAATGTTTTCCTACGTGAGCATAATTAATATACAAATAGCCAGGTTTACGTTGTAATGTAAACTGCTTAGCGTCTTCATCATCTAATACTAATTCTGCTCCCACATTTTTACCAGGAAAATATCCCCATCTACCTGGAAAATTACTTTTACTTAATTCATAGTAATGAATAAGATTGTTCAACCTTTCCATTTCATCGTCATCTTCATGATCTGCAAAATGTTCATGCAGTTTATTCATATTGTTAGTTGGGGCTTTACCTAACATATAAACAATCTTATCTATTTCGTCTTTTATTTCTTCAGCTTTATCGCCTATAAAATAAAACTCCCTGCAAGTATCCACGTGTTCACATAAAAACTTGCCAAACTTTATAGCTGTGGGATTATTTAAAATGTCCCACTTTACTCCATTAAAACTTAAAGTCTGAGAACTTGTCATCTTCTTTTCCTCTGTCAAATACTGGAATGTCAATGTTTGAATCTGTGATATTTTGTTGTGCAGAGTCTTCTAAATCATACAATTTCATTTTAGCTCTATCAACACCTATCATAAATCTTTTGTTTCTTGTAGGATCAGCATATCTGTTTTTCAACTGTTTAACCATAAACTGTCCCATCTGTTCTAACTCTTCTGTACTAATTAAAGCAAACATCAAGTCTGCTGTAGCAGGAAGTCCAAAACTTTCTGATGTATCCGTTAAATCAACATCACTAGAATTATAACCTCCCCTAGTTGTTTGTGTAGCACTTACAATAGGAACATCTTGTTCCACTGCTAAGCCCCTAAGTTCCTCTGCAATACTTTTAATAATTGTATAGGAGTTAGCGCTACTACCGGGCCTAAATCTTGAACTTGTACAAATGTTCAAGTAATCTATAAAAATAATATCAGGACTAAAGTTTCTTTTTAATTTAAGTTCATTAATAAGAGCCTTAAAATGTCCTGCGTGTGCTGAAGCTGTAGGATATTCTTTAACTATTAACCTACCCTCCATTTTGTTTCTAAGTTTTTCTATACGTTCAACATACATTGCCTTAGATAAATCTTTTAATTCCATAATAGGAATGTTCATTAGATTAGCATCAATACGTTCTGCTATTCTTTCTTCTGACATTTCTAATGTAATATACAATACATTTCTAGCTCTAGATATACATGCACTCGCCATATGACACATGAATAACGATTTACCTACACCTGTGCCTGCTAGTGCAATGTTTAATGTCTTATTAGAAAGTCCACCTTCTGTAATTTTGTTGAACATTTCTAAATCAAACTCAACTTTTTCTTCTAGTCTATGATAATATTCATATCGTTTATCGGCATCTTCTATAAAGTCGTGTCCTACATTAGTATCAAAACCTACTTGTAATGCCTCAGATAAAATATCAGGTAAGGCATCAGGACCTTTTTCTTTATCCTTTCCATCAATAATCTGGATACTTTCCATAATACCCAAATAAATTGCCTTGTCTTTACAGAACTTTTCTGTTTCATCTAATAACCATTGATAGTCTACTTCATTACCATTTAGCGTATCAATAATTTCTATACATTGTTTGTGACCATCCTCATTTAAAGTCTTGTCATCATCCAATGCAATTTTTAGAGCCTGTTTTGTAGGAGTGTTGTTGTATTTTTCAACGAACTTTTGTATAGCTCCAAATACTTTTTTATCTGGATAGTCTAAAAAGTATTCCTCTTTTAAGAAAGGAACAACCTTACGAATGTAATCATCATTCTTTAATAGGTTTTCTAATATTAGTTTTTCAACTCTCTGTGTCATTCTCTATAAAATCCTTATATACTTCTTTCACACATTTCTCACAGATATAAAGTTCATTGTTATCATTATGGAAACAATACGCTTTGTCTTTTTTAAGATTGATGCCTTTATTACACCTATCACACTTTGTCGTATTCTGCTTCCACATCTTCATCTGATACTTCTTCTCCCATGATTTCAATACCACCCATTGTGTACTTTTCCTGTACCCACTTAGTAAATGTAGGATCTTTTAATATAGGGAGCCAGAACTCTTTCTTATATGTATCTTTTTGTCTTATTTTTGCCTCAGGAAGTACCTCTCCTGTTTCGGGATTACTTTTCTGATACCAACCATTACTAGGTTTAATAACGTGACCAGATTCTAATGCCATATCCAATAATCCTGACCACTTACTAATACCAGATTCCCATGTTACTTCAACAGGAATTTTAGACTTCTCTCTAACAAATCTAGACTTCTCAACATTAATTACAAATTCATAACCTGTAACTTCTGTTCCTGTTTTTTGTTGTCTCCTACCAATAATAAAAATATTATCTGCTGAGTAATAAATTCCTGTACCACCTGATACAACATCTTTAGGAAACAATCCTATTTCTTTGTATGTGTGATTAATAACAATAGCAGGAATGTCTTTAATTGTTAAGTGAGGTGTAATCATTCTGAATAAGGACTTCATTTGTTTAGCCCTTGTCATGTCTGCTACACTTTTACCTTCTAAGGCATCTTCTACTTCTTTCTTACTCGCTAAGTTTCCTACGGAATCAACAACAATCATAACATTGTCTTCACGTTCTAATTGATTCAACTGTGCCATGACATCATGTTTAAGTTGTTCAATGTCTGCAATAGGAACATGAACTACTCTGTTTGTATCAATTTTAAAAGTTTCAAAGTAGGATTGTGGAGCACCAAACTCACTATCATAAAATAGTATTACTCCGTCTTCATACTTGTCTAAAAAACTTTTTGCTAACAACATACCAAATGCTGTTTTAAAATGTTTACTAGGGCCTGCAAATACTGTAAGTCCTGGCGTTAATCCTCCATCAAGTTTTCCACTCAATGCTACATTAACTGCTGGAACAGATGTTTGTATCAAGTCCTTATCATTAAAAAATTTAGAATCAGATAAAACAGCAGTCTCTCTAATTGTGCTGTTTTTCTGTAATCTATCAACTAAATTACTCATAATCACTCCTTCTTTCTTTGTTGGCCATTACAGCCGTTTCCATAATATTGTTTGTATGATAACATAAAGTTGAAGTGTGTGTCAAGTCCTTTGGTAAACAAGTTCCACCAAAACCTCTTTTATTATCATGTCCTGGTACGTCCCAATGCGTACCCCCTAAGTTTGGATCTTCCTTTAGATGTTCTACAAAGACATCAAAGTCAGCACCGTTATTTTTACATATATCATAAAAATCATTTGCCAGTGCAACTTTCATTGCCAGTGCAGCATTTCTTCCCATCTTAATCATTGATGCTGTAACAGGATTTGTAATTTTTATGTTCCTATTTAAAGACCTTAATGCGTATACTAAACCTCTAGGATCTGTATTGTAACTTCCTATTATAATATCTATACTATCGTTGTCCACATCTGCCTTCCAATGGTTTTCTCGTAAAAACTCTGGCATAATAATAGGACAAGGATAAAATTGTTCCACAATAAAAAGGGTTTGGTCAGGGCCGAGTGTGCTTCTAATGACAGGTTGGACGTGTTCCGGTAGAGTTTTTAGAATGGTGTGTACTATCGACACGTCTAACTTACCGTCATTATGTATACCTGTTTTTTGATTTGTTGGTACACAAATAAAAGCATACTCAACACCTGACCAATTTTTAATTTCATGACCCAAAGCAGGGTCTTGAATTAAAACTTCAAATGTAGGAGTTTTACTTAACAATCTATGCGTTGCTTTACCTACAAAACCGTAACCAATTATTGCTACTTTCACCTGTTAAGCCACCCCTGTTTTCTAATTTTAGTTGCTGAGATATTTTCTATATCAGCATCTAAATGTTCTTGTTCAATTTTATAACCTACGTCTCTTCCATAAGTTATATGCGTAATGTTAGGTACTACCATGATTTCGTATTGTTCTCCATATTCATACCCTTCATTTTCTAGTTCAACCTTAATTAGTTCTGTCCTTTGAACAGCACTGTAAGGATTATCTTCATTTATTTCCATGTCCCTTAGAAGTATTATTACTTGACCAGTCTTGGAAATTGCTCGCTTAAAAAGTTCTGTATGCCCTGCATGCCAGGGTTGGAATCTTCCAAGCATTTGCGTAGTTGGTTTATGTTTATCCATTTATCTACTCGTATGTCATATTCCTCTAACGGCTCAAAGATTTTATTTGTGTCTTCAAACCTTCCTTCTTTTATTGTATCCATCCATATGACGTAATCTGGGTGTACAATACTGCGGTACTTTTTTAAAGGACAAACAAAGTCGAAGATTCCAAATGGATAATCATTTGCAAAGCGCCATGCTTGTCTTTCTCTTCCTTCTTCTGTAAAGTCCCAATCATTAAAATGTTCTCGAATAGTATCTGCGTTAAAATGTGGTACGCAAAAGTAATATGCCAGTTCTCTAGCTAGTGTAGTTTTACCACTACCCGGAAGTCCACATATCAATAGTTTCATGTATTCGTTTCCATTGTTCTTCAATCTCTTTTTCTTGATCCTTGATTCGTTTCTCTTGAAACTTAACCTTATGCGCCTCTAATTCTGGATTCAAGTGTCGCGATTTGTTCTTCCTTCTTCTTTGTCCAGTTCTCTTCATTGCGTTCTTTTCCCTTAACAATTTTAGGTGTAAATTTAGATGCCCTAAGTCTTTCTAAAGCACCCTCCCTTCTAGCATTTATGCCTTTCTTTCTCCAAGCATTCGTTCCCATTTATAACTCCTCGTAAATTCCTAATATTTCTGCTAATAAAAATCCTACTAACATAACTTCTATCATCCATAGTCCCCAGATACAAGCGCCAATTCTTACGCCACTCTTAATCATACTAATTTTAAAATGACTATCTCTTTCGTCTTTGCCTACCATTTATATTTCTCCTCTAAGTACGGTATAATAATATCTTGTGTAAATATTCTATGTCCTTTTGGACTAGGATGCCAACCAGGATAATTCTGTTTTGTTTTACCTGTATGGTCTATATACTCAATTAACTTATTCCATATAGCAGGATTGTATTCATCCTCTTTAAATAGGTCCTGATTATTTTGTTCAAACATCCAATCCCAATAACTGTCTACTGGTAGCCATCTATGTTCTTGTGATTTAATAGCATTGAACAACCAACTAATATTTCCATCACCTTTAGTAAAGTCAATATCAAAGAAACCATCAGTTCCTAGCCAATTTTGTCCTGCATTTCCAAAAGTTGATGGGCTCATTGAAGTCATAAAATAATCAATGCCTTTTGTATTCAAATAATTTTGTACCCACATTATTGATTCTAATGTGTTGATTACTCCTCCAAGTGCGTCGTGAAACCATTTATAATATATTTCAGAATCCTTAGCACCTTTCTGTAACCAATTATGATTTATTGATACCCAATCACCTACTGCTTCATAAACAAATTTTGTCCAATGCCTGAATCCTAATTGTTCGCTAGGAATATCTCTTTTAAAATATTCAGTTCTAGCAGATGTTGACCAACATATTCCTACAAGGATATTCCTATTCTTTATGCCAGGTTCCTGTAGTTCTTTTTCTACCATATGTATTACACGTCTTGCTATATTTCTATTTCCTATTCCTGATACTGCTGTGTTTTTTAAGTTTAAAGCAAAGTTATTTGCAACATGACTTGGCCAAGAGTTACCTTGCACTGCGTCTTCAGTAAAGGAGCAACCTCCTGTAATTAATGTTGTAAAACCTGGAGTAATAACATTAGCCATTATGAAAATAAGTCCTCTAAACTTGCCTGTTCTTCTGTATTCCAACCTAAAGGTTGTACAATGTTAGATAAAGGATCTAAAAATGCCTTAGTAAATATTGTTTCATAATCCACATATTGTTTTAGAGCAAACTCATCAGGCAATTTTGTTACGAAAGCAATTGTATTTTCTCCTATTGAATTAGGCTCTTTGAGATACAAGAATTTAATTTTATCACCATCTTGTACCTTTTCATATTTGTAACCAAGTTTATTTTTAGCCAACTGTGAATTGTAAAGTAAAGCACCACGGACATGAATAGGAGTACCCTTCGCATATATCCCATTACTTGTCTCATATTTTTTAAGATTGTTACAACCTCGAGGGAATGCTACTTCCTCAGGAGATTGTTTGTTGAAATTGTCTTTAACATTTTCAATATATTCTTGTAATGTTTTCTCATCACTTGTAAGAACTAAACGAACTGCCTCTCTCAAAGCGTCTCTGACAACCATTGGAGTAGAACTTCTAACAATTTCTAGTCCCATAATTTTTAGTTTAGGTTTTGTAAGACGTAATCCTTCGTCATCTAATACATTAAGTGCATAACGTTTTTTAGCAACCCATATACCTTTATCTGCAATTACCTCACGCTTGAAATCTATCTTTTTCTCAAAGGCATTTGTATAGTTTGCCAACTTAACCATCGCATTATCGATAGCAGGTTCTATTTTATCTGTACCAATTCTATCTAACAAGTCAAGTACCTTGTCTTTAGGTTTGTCTGCAAAGAAGTTTGTAACCATATCTTGTAATGTTACATAACAAGAATCTGTATCAGAATAGAACGAATAAACTTTATCCTCTGTGCCACATACTTTATTCATAAACACATCAAGAGCTTTAGCAGTATCACGGATAATTAATTGTCCTGACATAGTAATACCTTCAGCAATTCTATCATCATAAAACCTAAAGTATTGATTAGCCAACGCACCATATAAACTGTTTAATTGAATCTTACGAGCCATCTGGAAATTATTATACTTACTAACCTCATTCTGATATGCCTTGGCACCTGTTTCTTGATATTTACGCTGTGCATCCTGCATAAGTTTTTTGTATCTTAATCTGTCATCAAAGAACTTTTGTACTATCTCAGGAAATAAACCTTTTTTCTCACGGGAGAAACATACACCATTAGCTGCCATGGCATAGTTTTTCTCTTTAAGTTTATCTAGTTTATATCTATCTAATAAGTCATCTACACTTACATCATATTTAAATCCAGGAACAATAGTCTCAGGACTCATATTGTATTGCATAATAATACTAGGATATAGACTTGTAGCATCGAATGATGATACCCAATCATAACCACCTGGCACGGGCTCTTGTACAAAGGCACCTTCTATTTGTCGTTCCTTACGTCCACCACCTTGATGAAGAACAATGTTTTTCTCCCACAGGTGATTATAAAGGATACTATCCCAAGTTCTAACTGCTGAATAAACATCATTGTAATTACACTTGGCGTCATATGCCATTGTAAGTGCAAGTTCAATAAGTTTCATTTTATCCTCAAGTTTATCAATAAGAACTGTATCAATGATATTATAATCTACAAATCTATTCCAGTCATTATCATAAAACTCCTTGAATGTTTCGTAACCCGATTCAAGTTTTTTCTCACCAAGTTCTGTTTCAGCAATAAAATCTAGTTTGTAGGATTCACGAGTAACATAAGTAAACTTCTTATATAAGTCTAGGTAATCTAATTGTGCAACACCTGTAATTTCAAATGCTGTCATCTCCCTAGTTTGGAATCTAATAGGACGCTTGTTTACAAGTCCAAAGGGAGAAAACTTTTTATGTTCGCCTTCTCCTAATATACGTTCTGTTCTAGCCAACAAGTAAGGAATATCAAACAATGCTGAGTTCCAACCTGTAATAACATCGGGACAATTATCCTGCCACCACTCTAAGAATGTTTTCAATAGAGTATATTCATCTTTACAATGAACGTAATCAACATCTAAGTCTTTTGTTTCTTCACCTGGTGTCCAACTATGTAAACCAAATGTTTTTATCTTTTTACTGAGATTATCCTGCATTGTAATAACTAAGAGCTGTTCAGTAGGATTATCTACATTAGGAAACCCTCCGTCTGCTGTTGTTTCTATATCCATAGACCATATTGAAATATGTTTTTTGTCCCAATCAACAACACCAGGATATTTTTCTGTTATGTATTGATACGCATAATAGTTTTGTCCGTATATAGGATAATTAGATACGTCTTTGTAGTTATCAAAGAATTCATTAGCGGCTTTGTTGCCGTCGAATTGTATAGGTGCTAAGTTCTCACCATAAATGGATTTGTATTCTGAAGGTTTGTTAGATTTAACAAATAGGGTTGGCCTGAAGTCTTGTCTTGAAACAAAACGCTTACCATCTTTAATGCCTCGAACGAGGACTTTGTCACCGTAATGACGTGCGTAAGTATAAAAGTTCATAATATAAACACCATTCTAATTATTATACATTATAGGATCTTACGAACCTAAAGTCAAGTATTATTTGTCGAAAAAGGTTCGATTTCTTATATGTAAGTCTGCGATTTCTTCTTTGGATTTCCCAAAATAGGGAACAGCATGATGATTTTCTACCAATAAATCATTAACGCTATAAGTGAGCGCGGGCGTCACCTGTTTGGTCTCGTCCCAAGGATTCACTAAAAACTCACCGAGGATCCTACCATATTTTCCTTTTCCATCGAGCCTCGTTTTGAGTATAGCTCCATCTCCAAGCAATTCTTTGAGGTATTCCTTCGCCATGAGTCCGAACTTTTTCTCGACGAGATCACGGGTTCTACTTTCCGGTGTGTCGATCCCGTATAATCTAACTCTCTGCTTTTTGAGCCATACACCGAAACCCAAGTCGATATCCACATCTACTGTGTCTCCATCTACTACCTTTACAATTTTACATCTATATTCGTACATTATGTTTTAATTAATTTTCCTTCTTTTACTTCTTTTAATACCTTTTTATTTATAAAGTCAGGTTGAACTAATCCAGATCCAAATCGTTGATTGTAAGCATTTAGTAATTGAATTTCAGGTTCATATAATGATACCACATGATTGGCAAAAATAGGAACTGCATATCCTTTTGCAAAAGGGGCGTAAGGAGCTAGTCCAACACCGAATTCTTCTTCACCTTGACCATCTGTTTTAGGCATCATTAATATAACTGCTGGCTTTTCAATTACAATCATATTATTACCATCAATTTCCTGTTCTTTAACATCACCAATGATGTCCTCTCCAGAAGTAAGTTTTATAATTCTAATGTTTGACATTGTTGCTCCTCTCGCTTTTATTAATTATGTAATTTTAATTTTAACTGGTTTGTCTTCCTCAGGAATAACTCTTTCAAGCTCTACCTTTAAAATACCATTTTCCAGTTTGCCACTTTTGACTTCTACATCTTCTGCTAATGTAAAATGTCTTTGAAAAGATCTAGAAGCAAGTCCTTTATGTACGAACTCCTTCTCAGAATCTTCATTGCTACCTTCAATAGATAAAACATTCTTTTCTATTTGAATGGTAACATCTTTTTTATCAAACCCAGCAACAGCAAGTTCAATAACGAAATGTTCGTCATCTAATTTTACAATGTTGTAGGGTGGATAGTTTTGTTGGTTAGTAACAGACTGTGCTTGTAGTTGTTGAAATAGTCTATCAAATCCAACTGTGAACGGACTAAAACGTCCAAAAGTTTCTTCGTAAATTGTCATATATTCCTCCTATAATTTAGCAAAGATTTATTATAGGCCCATTCTCGGCACCTATATACTATATATAATACTTTTTCCTTAATTTTCAAGTTCTTTATGTCTTTCTTTTAACCATTCCTGATAGTTTAGGTTAGTTTCCTCTCTATTCCTAAACCATAAATTAACTGCCCACTTTTCTCCCTTTATAACGGGGTCTGCTGAATGTAATGATTGTGGGTCTCTAACCTGTGTTCCTATATATGTATTACTAAACACGACTGCTTTACCTATTTCTGGCATAATTGTTTTTCTACATTCTGGAAATGATGTGCTGCCACCTTCTTCTACATCGTTTAGATATAATAGAACAGTTGCTACCCGATTGCCAGATGCGTTTTTACTTGGCCCTTCTAGTCTTGTACTTTCAGGTGGGAACGCATCGTGATGTGCTTTATATTCCTCTCCGACATTGTAGTGAACTGCTTGTATATTTTCTGCCTGACTCCAATGTAGTTGACAAACCAAACTTGCTCTCTTTAAAAACTCTCTAGCCATGTGACTATCTTTATATGGAAGAAAACAATTACTATTAGTTCTGTGGTCTGATAATGTTGAATAATCATCTAATCCTGTTTCAGGATTTTTTGCTACTACCTCAGCGTCTTTTAATGTACCAAATTGTTTTATATCTCTAACAATTTCCTCACATTCTTCTCGACTCATAAAGTCATATATTTCTACTAAGGTTGGATTAAATATCCTGTGAACGTGCGCTCTCATAAAAATCTCTCAATTCAGGAAAAGCTTCTAAAAAATTAGTGCCTCTCCTTTTATCATGTTCAGTTACAAATTTAGCAAAGTCTTTTCTGTGTAGTTTAAGTTCCTCGCCGGTGAATCTATTATTGGCAATCCAATTTACTGTTCGTTCAAACTTTTTATATTCTCCTATACTAAACATATCGCCACCAATAAAATTCTTCATATAGTCTAATTGGCCTAACATACTATTTATTGTATAATCATCAGCAATCATCGCCGTTAGGTGTTCTGGTTGTACCATATGTGGTGTATCAATAGTTACTTGTCCTGGATATCTTCTTTTTAAGTATGCTATTCTAGTTATAAAGTCCTCGAAGTGTGGTATAGATAATAAGCAGTATGTAATCATTAGCCCCACATTCATTCCTGCATCTAATATCTTATGTAAATTGTTCTCGAAGTGTCTCATTTCCAAACCATTTCTAATCCACTCTGCACGTTTACCCCAATTATCTATACTTACATAAGTCTTATTATTACTTTTATCTTTGACTAGATCTATGTACCTCTGCACACGTTTTTCTGTAACCATTAAGTTTGAATTAACGTGGAATCCTAACCTTTCTCTCGGGTGTTCTTTGACGTACTCCAGCAGTTTATATGTGTTCTTATCTAATAACGGTTCGCCACCTGTAACTCTTAATACGAACAAATGATTGTATGCTTGTGGGAACCATTTCCAAAACTTTGTAATATAAGGATTACTTTCTGTAGGAATAATATCATCTCTGCTATTGTATTGTGCTTTAGAAGGTCCATGTTCTAAATCATATTCTCCAAACTTATCTATTTCCTTTTGCCACATACTAGACTTAGCAGGAGTACAATAACTGCAAGACATTTGACATTTATTTGTAAAAGATATTTCTAAGTATCTCGGATAAACGTATTCTAGTCCTGCCCGTACAGCAGTTTCTACCACATTTTTGGCATCTTGGAAAAATTGTGCTGCTAATGTTTGCCTATCACTTATTAAACCTAAATCCTCTGCACTCCAACAATACGAACATTCTTCTGGCCTTTCACCATTTAACATTCTCGCTCGTTGTTCTACTTTGAAAGGTGTGTTATGTAAATCAGATCCTAAAGGTATTTTATGCTGAGGACAATGATAACATGAATGGTTCATGCCCTCTGCTAAGTGCATTTCTTGATGATACCATTTGAGGACACAAAACCCAGGACCAACTGCATCCTGTGTTGTTTTAATAAGTTCTAGGTATTCTAAGTCTTTATTTTGTCTTCTTTCCAATGTTATATTTAGGAATTAGATTCCATTCACCTTTCTCTTTAAAAGATATTATTTTTATCTGACTGAGTGGCGCCTGTTCTCCTAGTTCTTCCTTAACATCAATCAGTCCCCAATCCGACAAGAGTTTTGCTACCGTGTTTCTACGTTGCAAATCATTCTCTAAGAAATCTGCCTCTTTACCATCCAAAGCAAATAGTTCTTTGAAGTGTACGATAAAGTAACGTCCTTTCTTGTGTAAGATGTGGCATGATTGATAAAGAACTTTTTCTTTTTTAGACGCTACTCCTATTCGAGACAAAGTTTCCCTAACTTTTAAAAAGTCTTCGGGGTCTTTTAATGAGACTTCGATGGGTGCATAACCTGGAAAGTCAATATTAAAGAAATTCTCTTGATCATTCATTTCAATTATAGCCTGTTAATAATTACTGAACTATTTATACCTTTCCACCTTTTGAAGTGGTTTGGTACAGTTTAATCCGATCAAGATCTGTTTCAGTTAGTATAGATAAAGCTTCCTTTGCCTTAATAAAAGAGTATCCGAAGAACTTTTGTACTGCTTCAATGTTCTCTTCTTCAGTTTTTAGCCACTTATTATAGCGTTTAGATTTCCTCACAACCTCACGGAGAAAATCATATTGCATTTTGTTATCTAGATGTGGACGAGAATTCATTTCGTTACCAGCTATAACTGTGTCTTTACCAAATCCCATTGCACGGTTTACAATGAAAGGATTATATTCTTTTTCTGTCCTCTCATCTACGATTAGGTTTTCTTTTGTAAAGTTTATGCTGTTGGCAAAATCAAACGGAGAGATCTTTTTAATTTTCTGTTGAAAGTCCTCTTCGTTTATATCCTCAATAGGGTCTCCGAACCCTTCTAGTATACCGTCGCTCATGTGAACTCCACATTAGCCATAATCTCAGTTAAGCATGCAGTAATATTGATCTCTTGATCTGCTACGAATGCCGCTTTGTATTGATAGTCTGCTATGAGGAGTACCAAGTGTGGAATACCTTTAACCTCAGGCAATAATGTGTCGTATATTTGTCTAAATAACCCTTGAGGATCTGTGTCTACATTGTTGACAACCCATTGCCTCATCTTCTTCCAATCCTTCTCTCTAAGGCTCTCTATTAGGTTCTTAGAGTTAATTTCCTGGAAGTTACTTAGTATACCCTCATCAATAGAACCTGCCACAGAGTATCTCTGGAGTTCATTGATAACCCTACGATAGTCAGGAAAGTATTTCATCAATAGCTCTGCTAGGACCTTCTCATTGTAGTCCACACCCTCATTATTTAGGATGTATGCCATACGTTCCATAAACAATTTAGCCATCTTAGGACGGTCCTTAGGGGCTATCTTAAAGTCTATGACAGTTGTTCTACTATGTAAGGGCTCTATAAGTCTATTAGCATAGTTACAAGTAAAGATGAATCTACAGTTCTCTGAGAACGTCTCTATGAACGCCCTAAGTGCAGGTTGTACACTATCGCGGTTCATATAGTCCGCCTCGTCTAGTATAACTACCTTTGTAGCACCCTCAAATGAAACTGCTGATGCAAACTGCTTGATCTTGGTCCTGAGAGTGTCGATCTGACGACCTTCATCACTACCATTGATTACTATATAGTCACACCCTAACTCCTCACAGAGAGCACGCGCGAGCGTTGTCTTACCTGTGCCAGCAGTACCTGCTAGTAATAAGTTAGGGGCTTCCTTTTTAGCTATAAACTGTTTAAATTGTTTTTTAACATCCTCAGGAAGGATACAATCGTCTATACGCTTGGGTCTATATTTTTCAACCCATAAGAATTGTGCTGGTTCCATACTCACTCCTATTCATAATATAATTAACCAACTTTTTTTGCTCCAAAATATCGTAAAAAATTTTGTCACAGAAAAAGGTTTTAGGAAATATCTTCCTTAATATCTGTCGAATCTGAGATATCAAGTTTAATATCTTTCCCTTCAAAAGGATTATTTCTAATCCATTCCATCACATTTCCGGGTGTGCTAACAACATAAGGATCGTCCTCGAAGTTATCACCAAACCCTTCTTCAATAAAACTCTGTACGAGTTTGCCATCATCATAGATTGCAGCATATCTCCAACTTCTAACACCAAACTGTAGATTGTCCTTACGAACATCCATGCCAAGTTTAATTGTAAGTTGGGCGCTACCATCTGGGATAAGTTTTACATTTACCAATCCTTGATCCTGTGCCCACTCGTTCATTACGAAAGTATCGTTGACACTAATACAATAGATGTCATCAATACCCAAGTTTCTAAACAAGTGATATTGGGATTCAAATCCTGGTAGTTGTTTACTAGAACAAGTAGGTGTAAATGCACCAGGCAATCCAAATAGAATTACTCTTTTACCTGTAAACAGAACATCGTTGTCCATGTCTACAAATTTAGATACGCCTGAAGTTGTTTTAACCTGCTTGATTAGTTTGAATGGTGGGATTGTTTCTGCGATTGTAGCAGTTTCTGTAAATACATGCTCTCCCATTATTCATCCTCCCCTGATGCGAAAGGATCTAATTCTCCCTTCATTACTTTTCTAACTAAATTAATTGCTGGGTTGGGTCTAGTGAAAATATATTCTACTGTCTCACCATCCAGATTAATTTCAACAATCCAGCCGTTAGTCGCTTCTCGGATTGTTACTTCTAATTTACTCTCGTCCATAGTTACTCCTATATATCTGAGGATCTTTCAAGTGCTAACCAATACTTACGACCAGCTTTACTTTCAAGATACATAAATTTCTTTTTAGAGACGATTACTTTGTAAGTGTCTGCAATAACCTTAAAGTTCTCAATAGCCAGTCTCGCATCAAACGTTACGTCTGATTGTATGATGTCTGTTCTATATGCGTTGGACTTAGGTGTATTGGGATCTCCTACTTCTACTCTAATGTTCTCACCGTCACCTTTAATAGATAACATAGGTGCGCCTGTAATACCCGCAGCCTTAAGAATCATTTCAACGTTATCCTTTGTAAGTTCAAACTCGAAGAAGTTGTCTACTTCAATTGACTTATCAGGAGCGCTAACAATGATGTTAGGATCTGCAAAGTAATATTCAAATCTAGATGAACCTTTAGACACGAGGAGTCTTTCTTCCTCGAATACTACGTCAGGATCTTCTATGACTGTTAGTAAAGATAGCAGGCTATTTAAATCATAGACTGCAAATTCTTGTGGGAAACTTTCCTCAATCTCTGCACGTGCAAAAATATTTTTACCTGTACTAATTGTTGAAAGTAAACTACCTTCACGAACTAGAATGTTCGTGTTGATAGTTGCAAAGTTCTTTAGAACTTCAATTGTGTTTTTCGATAATTTCATAATATACTCCAAATATTATCCTACTATTATAGGACCTTTCATACTAAAAATCAAGTGGTAAGAGTACCGTTTTAACCAGTAAGCTCAGGTGATACTGAGGCCGCCTCCATTAAAGTTTGTACTGTACCGTCGTTGTTTTCGGTTATCGCCAAAGTTATTCCTGCCGATGCCATTGCTGCTGATAAATCAGCTCTTAATGCGTTATATCTACCATCAGATAAGTCCGCTGTCTTAAACGCATCGTAAGTTGCCTCGTCTGCGCAAGTTTCTGTGACAGTTAATGTTAGTTCATCTGATGATAAATCAAAAGAAACACTAATACCATTGTCTGCCTGATACTGTCTTCTCCAATCCCAATAGTCAGAACCTTCGCCGTGGTCCTTAACTGATGTCCATGCTGTACCAGTGCTTGGTCGGACAAATGTATTGATTTTAGAATATGCCATTAAATTCTCCTAAATTAACTTTCTATACTCTTATTTATAAACTTTTAATCGTCTAAATAATGCTTTGTGGTACTTTTATCATGCTCATTGAGCGCTATTATTGCATAATGCAACACCTTCATTAGGTCCTTTCTATGGTCCTCTGTGCTACCTTTTTTGCCATACCTTTGTGCATACTTTAATATATTTCCTATCGCGAATCCAATACCATGCCCACAATCACTGATAAATTCCGTTGATTGGAATTTGTTTCTGCTATAATGACCACCATATGTTTCGTCGATATACGCCTGGAGCTCTTGAATAAGAGCTCCTTCGTTAAACTTATAGTCTATTTTATTCTTCGCCAAAGTCTTCCTCCGCCTTTTCGTTGTCTAGGATCTCATCGTCACCTTCGTTAATCTGTACACTAGGATCAACTTTGGCATACAAGTCTATAAATGCTGCCTTAGTATCTTCATCGAACCTGTTGACACAAAGTTCAATTGCCTTAGTTTTATCTGTAAACATTGCAAACGCATTTACAATGTGCTCTAACCTACGAGTTGAGATCAGTTCATCAATTGCACCTTCGTAATATGTTTTACGAATTACATCTGACCAAGTAACTAAGTGAAGTGCAAACTCCTCGTCTACACAATTAGCCTTGTTCATTTTGTTTAGAACAATCTTTTTCTCTGTTGATAAAGTAGGGTACTCCTGCTCCACGGTAATTGCAAACCTTTCTAGGAATGCCTCGTCGAGTATATTGGCACTTATGAACTTGCCATCATCTGAACCTCGACCTTTTGTGTTGGCTGTAGCAACAATGTTGAAGCCGGGAGCAGGAGTTACGGTTTCGCCTGTCTTCTTGTTGAAGTAAGGTTTCCCCTCAAGTATGGCTTGTAAGCACATTAACTTGTTCGAACCTCTGTCTACTTCATCAAGTATAAGAACAGCCCCGCGTTTCATCGCTGTGAGGACGGGCCCTTCTCTATACACGACGTTACCGTCAACTAGAGTATTGCCACCGATTAAATCATCTTCATCAGTTTCAATACTAATATTAACACGAACCGCCTCACGTTTTAGGTTCGCACATACTTGTTCTACCATTGTAGTTTTACCATTACCAGATAAACCGCTAATGAAAATTGGGTAAAACATAGAACTTGTAAGAACTTTTTTCAAGTCCTTGAAGAAACCATATGGAACATAAGTCGCATCTTTGAGTGGGACTAAGTTGTCTACGGTTACATTTAGAATTGCCTGAGTCAATACCTCGGGAGCTGGAGCTACGTTGGATTGTATTTCCATAATTGGAGCCTGTGGGGCTGCCTTTGGAAGTTCAATTGCCTGTGCAGTTCCTCCGAACATTGCAGTCAAGTTATAGATTCCTCTATCAACTTTATAATCTGGCTTATTAACTAACCAGGCTGGGAAACCAACACCTATTGATTGTGCTGTTTCGATTATTTGTTTCCTAGTAAAAACACCTGTGCCATTATCGGCTGCTTGAAGTGCTTGTACTAAGTTTTCTCTATCAATTGTTTTCATAATATATCTCCTCACAAGATTTAATAGTTATTTTTTTAGTTTATGTGTATATGATAGCACCTTTGGAACCTAAAGTCAACCTTTTTTTCTCATTCTTTTGCATTCTTTTATGCTACTAAGTCTATGATTTGGTTAACAAAAGTTCTGCTAGTACGTTTCGTACCACTAAACTTCTTAAATCCTCGGAGTAAATCACCTCTTTTGTTGCTCTTTACTTCAAGTTCTTGATCGTCTATCTGAAGGTCCTTTTGACCTTTAATAATAAGTGATGTATCCCAACCAGAGTCCTCTATAAGCACTCCAAATTTGTTCTTAAGTACCGTCTTATACCACTTATCAAACTCCTGGTAACAGTAGTTCTTTGAACGTCTGCTGTACTCTGACTCAAAGTCTCTACGCTTTGTACCTACTATGTGGAAGTTAAATATTCTGTCACCTGTGACCTTTTTGTAATACTCTATAAGGAACTTAGTTTCAGGATCTCTCTCATAATACATACCGTTCATTTTAGGTCCTGCTACTGTGCTAGCTCCTACTTTTGCTACAAGCTGTTTGCCACGAGCGTAATCTACTTTTACAAATTTCTCGCCTTCATCATCAGTTTCAGTTCTTTTGTACCATTGTAAGTTATCAGTTGCACCACCATCTGTTAGGAATATTGTTGAAAGTATTTCAACGTTATAACGCTTCTTAAATAACTTAGATATTTTAGGAGCATATGCTAGTGCATGATTTAATGGTGTGCCTCCTAATCTGAAGAACGAATTTGTAATGTAAACATATTCGTATTCATCATCGTATCTATATCCACCACGTTCATAACCTTTCATCATGCACATTAGATATGCCATTGCATTATCCCACTCTGTTTTCTTACACTTAGAGCTAATCATATGTACTAGATTAACATTGCCATAATCTATGAACTGGCCTGTTTCAAAATCTAATGATTTGAATTTACCTTTTAGTCTTTCTGACCTTTTACCACAGTCGCTAAAACCATAAACATCAAAAGGGATACCAACTTTTCTACAGAACATACCAACATTGATTGCTTGTTCTATTGTACCTTTAATGTGGTTGCACATACTGCCTGATAAATCAACATACATAATTATACCGTGATTTTTACCGTTAGGAACAACCTGAGTTTGTTGGAATAAGTCTTCAGTCAACTTATATGCCCACAATTTGTCCTCATTCAACTTACCTGTTTTAGAAATACGTGCTTTCTTGAAACCTGTTGCTGCTTTTCTAAGTTCAAACTGTTGAGCCATTTGATTAATTACTGGTCTGTTAGATGCCTCGTAATCACGAGCCATTTTAAGTCCCCATCTTTTAAGTTCTTCGGGCTGAGACTCTCTAGTATCATAACCAACTTCACGAGTAACACAATCTTCCCAATTATATAACTCGTTCATTGGAACTATAACATCTTCTGGTTCAGTAGGACCGTCTAAGTCTACATACAACATCTGTGCTGCGTCCATATCAACAAGTTTAACCTCATTTTTACGGAAACAAGAATCTGTTTGTGAATGTTGACCTTCTTCCTCATGGAATTTTAAGTCTTCTTCAAGTTCTTTTTGTTGTGCTTCAAGTTCTTGTAAGTCTTTTTCTGTTGATTCAAATTCTTCACGTCTTTTCTCAGCATCTTTAACACGCTCATCAACTTCTTTAGTTACTTCATCGCTGTAACGATCAAATTCGTAATCTTCAGGAACATTTCCATCTTCATCTTCATTTTTCTCACGATCTTCTTTTTCTATTTCGTATCGTGTTTCCCATTGATCCAATTCTTTGTCCTCAGGATTAGGAGTTTGCTCACCTCGCATACCTTCCATCTTTTCCTTAAGTTCGTCTAATTGTTTCTGTAACTCTTCACCTTCTTGTGCACGTTCTTTTGCTTCTTCTTTTGAGATGCCTGCTAGTTCTTGTGAAAGTGTCTTAACATCGTCCCATGTTTCTGCTTTTGCAATACGTTCTATAAAAACTTTTTCTGTTTCTGAAAAATTAACGCTAGCCATGTGGCCTATTTTAAAGTGAATGTTAATTCTGTCTGCGAATGGGAATGTGTTGATGTCACGACCTCTAATACCAAAAAAGTCTTTATCAAATAATTCTTTGTAACCTTTGTAGAATGAGGACGCTAAACCAGGATACTGGGCTTTAATTTTTCTTTCTATACGTGCGTCTTCTATAATGTTGTAGAAGCCCTTTAGCTCAGGTGTATCACATACGGCATCATGCCATCCTTCTTCAGGAGTATGATGTGCGTGTCCTACTTCATGTCCAATAAAGAGGTCGTATAAGTCCTCAGACATTTTCTTAAATACTGGCAAATACAATGTACGTTCTTTTACATCGAATGCCGCAGTAGGCATTTTTGAGTCATGTACAACAGCTATATCTTCTGTTGCTAATAACTTCGCTAATACTGATTTTTGTTTTATCTCATTCACTGCTAAAAATCCTCACTTTTTTAGTTTATGTGTATATGATAGCACCTATAGAAGCTAAAGTCAAGCACTTTTGTGCGTTTTTTTGAAATCTTTTCTCTATTTATTTCAATAGGTTACGCGGTAGCTTAGCGTAAATTCACGTCCTCCTGCTGGATAATCGGGTAAAACTTCAAAATTATTGTCTAAAACATCATTAATCGCGAACATTAATGTAGACTTAGCAGTAGGTTGTATGGACCAACGTAGATCTATGTTGTCTACATCGTCGATTTCTCTGCCATCAAAGTCAGCCCCTTTATTAAGTTCTGAGATGTATGCTACCTCTGCAGTCCATGGGATACTACCTATTCTTCCTGCTGTCCAGTATGATATTTTAGTCATCCAATCAGGAACTCTGATTTTATCTGTTTGTGTATATGTAGTAGAGAAAAAGAATGACCCTGTGTTCGTTACCCATTGATTCATAAATTTAAGACCATAAGCATCGTATGAACCTGTGTTCACATATTGATATGCTGACATATCGAAATCAATACCTTCTTTAAATTCATTATAGAATGCTGAGAATTTGTTCCAAGTTACATCAATACCCATGCCTTCCTCAGGAAGTAGATTAGGATTTGCTGATACCCAGTCGTCACCATTTTCTTCATATAGATTAGGACGTCTGTAACTATTACCTACAGAAACTTTTACAACATCAGTTTCGTATCCTACTCTGATAATTTCAGCATCTTCTTCGTAGCGTAATCCAACAGAAACTCCTCTGTCATCTGTCCAAGTAAACCATACGGAACCAATATCTCTATCTATTTTGTTGTATGTTTCTTTCTGTCCTGTAAGCCCTAACTCCATACCATAACCTTGGTAAACTGTTGCATCAAGATAATATCTTTCTGTGTCTAATTCAAACCCTGTATTATGTGTTGCATCATTACTCATATAACCTATAGTAACAATATCATTTCTTACAGATAAAAATGTTTTCTCTCCGTCTTGATTACATATATTAGATACTGAGAAATCAGGCATCCAACAATTATCGTAATCATAATTGTAATCAGTATATTCTCCTCTGATACTCCAACCATTTACATCACCACCAAATTTAGCAGTTGTATTTTCATACCAATCGTTTTCTGTATTATCACTTCTAACAGAACCATTTGTCCCTTTATAATGTGCTAACTGAAAACCATCAATTGATGTAAATAAGAATGTTTTATCATCAGCAATTTTACTGATAAACTCTCTTTGTTTTAAGTCGTCCTCTATAAGAACTACTCCACCCATTGAGCCACTTCCAAATTGTACACTATTAGGTCCTGATATAAGTTTTGTATTCTGTCCTGTAATTAGTTCTGTTCCGAAATCGAACCACCCAGAACTAGGATCATTAACAGGTACACCATTTTTATAAACAGCTGTATGCTTAGTATCAGTACCATTCAACATAATGCCTTGAAAGGCTCCAGGGCCTCCTGCGACATAACTTTTAGTTGGCATAATAGATTCCAATAAAGTGTCATCATATTCTACGTCTGCATTGCCTTCAACAATATATGCTCCGACAACAATCACTTCTTCTACTTCTTCAGCAGTAGCCGTGGTAGTTAGTAAGGCGAATAGTAGCGCCCATAATATATTTTTCATTACTTTCCTTGTTTTTGCAATAGCTTTTTACGAGGTTGAGCTTTTGCGTTTTTCTTATTCCTTGCCTCGAGACGTTTTGTAACTTCATCTGCTGATAACCAAAAGTCCCTACCTTGCATCATTTCTTTTAGCTCATCTGATGATAAGAAGTCTTTATATACGTCTTTAAATAAAGCACGAGCCCACTTATCATCAGCCATAACTGACTCTAACTGTTCGTTACCTTTTCCCCAAGCTCCTGAACTGTATGTATGAAACATAAAGTGCGAGTGCTCGCTAATTTCACATACATCAGAAACTAAGAATAAAAGAGTTGCTGCTGAGAAACACATACCTTCTACTGAAGCTACGACTGTTCCTTGAGTCTCCCTTATACTTCGCATCAATTGAATACAAGTAAATATATTACCTCCATTGCTATTGATGTGCATTACGATTACATCATTTTCACCTGATGACCGTAAAATCTGGTTCCAATCCTGATATTTCTCTGCCGATTCTATTGCGCCTGAGAGATATAAATCAAATATCCTAGCAACCGGGCGTTCGAATGCGTTACCTAGTTGCTGAGGATTGTTTATTGGTTTAGTTGATTCGCTCATAGTATCTTGTTACCGCCTTAATTTTTTCAATTTGTTTATCAATAATAGTCGTTCTATTTGGCCAATGAATATATTCCTTTTCAGGATTCTTTTGTAAATTATATAGTAAAGGTAGTACAAGATCTTCAACATCACGAAGTTTGCTTGCAACATCTGACTCGATAAGAGCCCTATGTTCGTTCACCATATTTGAATTATCTGCTTGTAAAATTTTAGCTTCTAACTGCTGTAATTTATCAAGCACTTCATCATTATTTAGAGCAGGTCCAGGCTGCTGTACATTATCACTTGGTTCATCTACAGCCGTGAATCCGAAATCAAAAGTATCGTCTGCCATTTTGTTCTCCTGTTCTTTTAGTTATTTATGTTAGCTGCTTGTAAAGCTAAGTGTCTTTGGTGTTTTTTAAGTTTTTTATTGAACGCCTTAATTGCACGTTCTAATTTCATTTTGGAAACTCTTTGTGTAAAGTTGAACCCTAGCATGTGGTCGTATTCATGTAGTATTACTCTTGCCGTTACACTTTCATATGTCTCAATAATTTCTTCACCTTTTAAATCAGTATACTTAATTGAAACTTGTTTAGGGCGTGATACCATTAACCACAAACCTGGGAAGGATAAACAACCTTCTTTCATAACTTCTGTTTCTTCACTAACACCCACAACCACAGGGTTGAAAAATGTTTTTGTAAAGTCTCCTTGGTCTCCTATAACAAAAACTGATTTGTCTATTCCTACTTGGTTAGCAGAAAGTCCAACTCCTCCTAGTTTTTTCATAGCTTCTATAAGTTGTTCGCTCAATTCCTCAGCGTTATCAAGTTCAAAATCAAACGGAGTCGGTGCACGTTTTAATAGTTCACTTCCAGGATCGATTAATTCTAATCCATCTAGTTCTGTTGTTTCTGTTTCTGTTATTACTGCTTCTTCCATCTTAACATCCTATGTCAGGTGCTCCAGTATCTCCTATGATACCATCGTACCCTTTAAATCTATAAAATACTGTTATCTCTTCGCCTTTTTTAATGGGCTTTATTGCGTATAAAGTTCTGTCTCCCGCATCCGTTGTAATAAAACAATTAGGAGTATTACTATGATTTATAAAACCTCCTAGTGGAGTTCTAATCCATTCATGTCTATCTCTACTATGTACTAAGACATGAGTTTCTCCAAATACTGTTCCTGCATTATGAGGCATAGATGCGTGTAATCCTAATCCATCTATTTTGGATTCTAGTATCGTTAAACCTTTTGGTAATGGTCTATATGTTTCCATATTGAATTCCACTTGTTAACCTTTAAGTACCTGCTGTAGTTCTTGAAATCCGCCAATAGCTTTTCCCTCTACAACAATCTGAGGGAATGTTCTAGCCCCAGGGAATTTTTCAAAAAACTCCTCTTCAGTATAATCCGCGTCTAAAAGATAATACTTATAGTCACGTCCCTTTGATTCTGCTAGTGCCTTTGCTGAATTACAAAATGAACATCTAGTCTTTCCATATATTTCAATCATGTCTTTCCTTTTATTAAAAATTCTGTCCCAATTATTTCTGTATGCGTCACCTTTTTCTGGTCTACGTTTACTTCCCTTGCTCAAAATCGTTCTCTTGTTTCCTGTTTTCTAAGACAGAATAATTCTGCCTCTTTTCAAATCTAATTACACTTCTAAATTTGTCAAACAATTGATCGCCTTTATGAGATATAACAAATACGTTCGTGTCTTCTCCTATTGTATTCAATAGAGTCATAACATAGTCTGTACCGTTCACATCTAATGAACTATCAAACACCTCATCTAATAATAGTATGTTAGTGCTTGCGCTATTTTTCATTTTAGCAATAGTTCGCCAAGTAAATACTAATGCGAGATCTATTCTTTGTTTTTCGCCTTCTGAAAATGATGCGTAACTAAATTTATCTCGGTGTCTAGACTTAATTGTTTCCTTAAATGTTTCATCAAGGTCAAATTGAACAAAAAAGTCCATAGCCTGTAGATATTTATTAACTAATTTATTAATAATAGGTAAATATTCTTTAATAATCTTAGTTTTTATACCAGAATCTTTTAACATAGCTCTGGCTACATTATAATAATGTTCTTCTTGAGTGAGGTCCGTTTTATCTTCTACTTTAGACAAAGTTGTTTTTGCTAATTTTTTTAACTTTGCCTTTTCTTCTGTGATATTTCCTACTTTTGTTTCTGTATCATTTAGTTCTAACTGTAGACGTTGGACAATTCTTTGATGAGTAATAATTTCGTTATTAGCGTCCATTATCTTTTCATCTATTTCAATTACTTTGTTGCATAAGGCATTAACTTCCGTATACTTCTTCTCTAATTCTTCTAATGCCGTTTGTATTTCATTAATTTTATCTTTATCCTTTGAGGATAATTCATCTTTGTGTTCGTGTGGTATACCCTGTTGACAAGTAGGACACTCATCATTATTTTCAAAGAACGCCAGGGCCTTTTCGTGTTGTTCTATTTGTCTTTGGAATCTGTCTCGGTATTTGTCGAGTTGCGCTTTTGTGCTAGTAACATCGCCAAGCGCCTCCTTCTCCTCATGGAGGTCATTTGCCGTTTCTTGATTTGTCTGGACCGCATTCTTTTCTTCCTTTAATTGTTTAAGAATGTCATCGACTTTCGCCTGTTTATCTGTCTCTAGTGTTAGTATATATTCCTCTTGAACTTTTGCTTTCTGCTTAGCTACTTCTATTTCACCTTCTATAACTCTTTGTTGGTTTTCAAGTTGTACATACTTACCTTTAAGGACTTGATTCATAGATGAAAATATACTTATGTCAAGTAAGTCCTCAATAATCTCACGTCTTGCACCTAAGTGTAACTGCATAAACGGAGTAAATGATGTACTTCCTAACATCACAATCTGTGTAAAAGATTTGTAATTAAGTTTAAGGATATTTTCCTCTAGAAACTTTTGCATATCTCTAATGTTGGCATCACTATCTAATTTTTCACCATCAATTTCTATATCAAATATTCTAGGCCCAAATCCTCTTCTTATCAAATAATTTTTACTACCTATTTGAAAGTTAATTTCTGCAACCATGTTCTTCCCATTAATAGAATTAACAAGTTGAGGAATGGTTACACTTCTAAAAGGTTTGTTGAACAAAGTATATGTCAAAGCATCTAACATAGTGGATTTACCACTTCCATTTTCACCAATAATTAATGTACTTGGTGACCTTTGAAAGTCTACTTCTGTCCACGCATTTCCTGTTGAAAGGAAATTTTTCCATCTAATATTTTTAAAGTGTATCATATAGTATCTTGTGCTTCTAAATAAAGTGTCTGCAATAAGTTTTTAATTTTTTGTTTATCTAAGTCTGTTTCAACTACATCTACATATTCTTTTAGAAGTGTCATTGTATCTTCTAAATTAATATCATCTCCTAATGCCTCGTCCTCAAACTCTGAGAAGTCTTCTATAATTTTTAAGTCTAATAAGTTATTAAGATATAATTTGTCTACAAAACTATCAAACAATTTGTAATCTGTTTTCTTTGTTACAATAAGCTTAACAACACCACCAATAATAGGATTAAAATCGTAGTTCCTAATATCATTGACGCCCTCGAAAGTTGAATCGTCGTAATAAATTTTATGGAAGATTCTAAACGGGTTGTCATGATATTCCAAACTTCCTTCAACCGTGTCGAATAAGGCGAATCCACGAGGGTCGTCATAGTCAGACCAAGTGATTTCGTAAGGGTTGCCCATGTATGTAATATTCCCTCTGCTATGACGATGATGAAAGTGGCCGCTGACCACAAGATCATAACCGTCAAAAGTGTTAGGATCCATGCCATGAAGATTAGGCATTCCAGGAAGCATGTCGTAACCTGCGAATTCGAAATGTCCGAATACAGTCTTTGCATCTGATTCTTTAATTTTGGCCATAGTCCTGTCATAATTTTCTCCACATATCCAAGGTAAATATAATACCTTATGTCTGTCTAACATTATTTCAGTTGGTTCCTCATATAATGTTATGTTATCATATTCTCCTAATAATAAATTAGGGCTATTGACATCGTTTGTATTTTTAAAGTAAGTATCATGATTACCAGGTATCATATGTATTTCAATACCTAACTCTGCTGCTTTAGCGAAGAAGTATCTTTTACAAGACTTTAATGTATTGAAGTTTATATACTTACGCCTATCAAATATATCACCTAAATGACATATCGTTTTTATTCCGTGTTCTTGTAAATACGGAAAGAAAAAATCTGTATAGAATTGTTCGAAGTAAGCGTCGAATTGTAAATTGTCTTGTCTCGCACCGAAATGCGTATCAGTAACTAAGGCGATTTTCATTTAGGCCGCCTTGTATATCGCCGAATTAGCCCCGTGTTCTCTTACTTCACATTGTGTGGCATAACATCTGCCATTTGTTTGTTTTTGTACTAAGTCATTAGCAAAATGATATGCTTGTTCTGCAAATTTCTCACAACCTACACCATTCATTACAACAACATCTGCTAGTCCTTTTTGTTCTAGTCCTAGAAATTCTTGTAGTGCAGGATCATCCTTTGCTACTGCAAACTTATGGTCGAAATTATCTTTTAACCATTGTTTTAGTTCTTTTAATCCACCAAAGTCTACAACCCAGTTTTTGTCGTCTAAAGTTTGACATGCAAATTCAAAACTAAAGGACAAAGAATAACCATGTAGTAAACTGCAATGGCTATGTGTTGCATTAGGTTGTCTAAATACACACGACAATCCTTCTTCGTGTCCATAAGTTTTTGTCGAATAATAGTTATACGCTTTCATATTCATTTTAGCTCCTGATATAAGTTACTAGCAGAAAAATACTGCTCTGTTAATTTTTTTGTGTTCTCTTCTGCTGCACTTCTTAATTCATTTGAATTGAAGTTTTCCATAATATATTTTATCCTATCTATCATAGCCTGTTTGTTACTTTGATAATCATCATAACTTAAAGTCCATTCACTAGGATATTTAAATTCACTATCATACATCTCACTATAAGACAATCTATCAGGAACAAGTGGATAACCACCTGCTAATAGTATTTCATAACAAGATATACCTAATGTTTCTTGTAGATTAGCACTAAATACAATCTTTGCCTGTCCTAATAGTTTGTGATAATCCTGTTTTTTTAAATCATATTCTGCACAGTTAATAAAATCATATTCAGGCATCATGTATTGTAAATCTTTAAATATTTCTAACTGTTTTTCTGGTGCGTTTCTGTGAGGAAACAATATTAAGTTATCCTTTTCAACACCTATTGTATCGTTTTGTATTGTGTTACCTAGATATTCAAAAGGCCAACCTGTTCTAACAATTTTGCTTTGTAAATAACTTTGTTGTTCAGGATCATTAAACATTTCCTGTGCAAATAAACCTATATGAAATTGTGAGGCAAAATAGTTTTTATCAAAGGCATCAAACATGGCATACTCTGTATTTCTAACCCACCTTTTATTTCCTATCATTCTACCTAAAAAGTCCTGTGGATCATAACTGCCTGCGTGCCATAATCCATGTGTAATTATTTTAATATTTTGTAATTCTGCCATGTATTTTAAATTAATAATACCTGGATGCCAAGCGTCTGTAAATAAGAAATGATCTCCATCTTTTACATCACCGTTTTTAAACAGTTCAGCAATTTTTTGTACTTGCTGTGATTTGTAAATGTTTGTTGCTGAGAAATCTAAAAATGTTCCTGAGGAAACATCTTGTTCTATGTATGAACCTTCTATAATTGTAACAGAAGTATCGTTAGCATCAGCAATAGCTTGAGGAAGTTCTGTTTTCCATTGTGCCGTGTAACGAGTTTCTACATATTCTAAATCAATTAAATAAATCATTATCTAGTATAGCTCCGTTTTCATCATCCTCATACACTTCTACTCTTACTGCACGATTAGGATAATTCTCTTCTATGTAATTTATAAGTGACTCTGCCACCATCTCACATGATTGGTAATCTAAGTGTACCACGTTCTTTGTGAACAGTCTTTCTAGTTCACGCTTAAATTGTATGAACTCTACATCTCTATCGTTATGAGAAACACCTAGTGTTACATAAAAATGGAAGATGTGTCTGTGAGGGTATCCTAAAAATGAGACGTCATCCCAGTTTCCTGTTGCGTATTTAGGATTCGTATCTGCTCCTGGGAATTTATGAATACCCTCCTTCTGAAAACTAACTTTTATGTACCTGTTCTTAACCATGTTGGTTCCTCTCTGTTTGTATATCTAGCAAAATCCAATTTGTACATATTATAATACCTTCGATATGCAGATACAATATCATTTGGTATTTTTGCATCGTCAGGCATAGCTTGAGGCATATTATGTACGTCTGCTATTGGAGCGTATGGAATATTTTTTGGTGGGTTACAAATAATGCTTCTAAGTTTTGCCTCGGTTAGATGTAATTTACCATATCTATGCGTGTACTCTTTACAAAGTTTGTACCACAAGTTATGCAAGTACATATAGTTGGCATCGCTTTGCCTTACCCATATACCACAAGGATGATTGATGTGAGATGCTTTGTACAAACCCCACTCTTTTACTTCATCACCTTCTATTCGCCAACGCTTAATATTTCTACCGTTAGCAGTTTTGTCCATGTACATTGTACCGTCTAATACTCTGTGCGCTGTGGACAATAATTGTGCGTATTCAATAACCATTTTAACAACGTGCTTATCACAATGTGACTCTACACATTTTTGCTGGTTCTCATGTAACATAAAGATATTCAAAATAGTTCCTCCAAATTAATTGGCGCTTCCTTCGCCACGGACATTGACTTCATCATACCTCCTAAGTATTGATTGTTCTCCCAATAGTCAAAGTCCTCTCTATTGTTTACATTATAGAGATTACGGAACTGTCCGTCAAGTTTCATTTTACCCGTAAACTTAATTAGGGTATCTTTATCCAACATCATTGTTTCTAGATGAGACATAAAGTTTTTAATTGACATAAGTGTAAATGCTGTCCTTACATATATCCATTGATGTAAATCGCCCCATTCTTCTTTTGCCTTTGTGCTTGGTGTGTTCAACATCTTGTAAAATGTGTCAAGATCTACACCTAAATTGACTTCCTGTGTGCAATTATCGTACATTTCTCTATACAAATTAGTCATTTGTCTAGAAAACTTAGTTGTACCAGTACCCATGTAAAATAAACCTGTTTCTACGGCTCTACTATGTGTTGTAGAGTCATATGAAATGTCTACGTCTTTGTATAAACCATTCTGTTGAAATACAATGTAGGGTAACATACGTCTAATACTACCTACACCTAAGACGTGTAAGTGCATTTTATCCTGTTGCCAAACTTTTTCTATTTCACTAGCAATAAAAGCTCTTTTAACATCTTCTAATGGGCCTGTTCCTAAACCTGCTGCTCCCATTGCTATACCACCTAATCTATCATGCCATTCAGTTGGTATTTCACCGAGTAAACATTCATACCAACGTAAATATGTATCAACACAATTACCCTGTAGAATAATAAAAGGTTTACAAGAGCTTTCTTCTTCATCAAATATTTCTAATTGTCTTTTAATATTTCTACCTGTAGCTCTTGCCATCTCCTCATAGTTTTCAAAATCAAAGAACCTTTGTTTTACATCATTACGTTCTGACCTTTCGCCTGTAAGTATCACTGGAATCTCATCAAAGCACATACCCACATCACCGAATTGTGCTTGGTTACGATAAACTTTTTCTTTTAGTTCATCAGTCAAATCTAATCCTTGTGTAACAACCTGTAGACCTCCTGAGTCCACATGAACTTTATGAATAGATTCTCTATAGGATTTGAAACGTTCTCCAAAACCTGATTCAGTATGTCCGTTATATAGCATACTAAATTTGTGATGATGTTTGTCTTGTACTAATTTTTCTATTAGTGTTCTAACAATACCTGAATTAGTTTCATCGTTAGCAATTTGAGGATTGCTTAACCTCATATAACTTGTGCCTGAAACTACATACTCTAATACTTTATCCATAATTAATGTCCTATGTGCATACCTAATAGAACTCCTAGTCCAAATATAAACCAATCAAATACAAAGTGCATAAGAAAACTACCTATAAAAAGTGTTTTCCAATGGCATCTACAAAATTCTATATTTTCTTTTAATTGTTCTATCATGACTTCAATATCTCTATTAATAAGTTTGCTTCTGCTACAGCGTCATCTAAAGCATTATGATTATTTGCTTTAGGTAGCCTTTTATTTAATACATTCATGAGAGTTCTTAAACAATATATGTCCCAGAACTTCCAAGGGTAACGTTCCATTTCAGGTTTGTTTTCATTCCAACCAGATAATGTCATAGCATTTTCTAATATGACAATATCAAAGTTAGCACCATAGCCCCAAACAGGAATACTATCCCACCCATAAAACTTTTGGAATTTATCCAATGCCTCATCTAATGGCACAGGATCTTTTTGCCACGCTTGCCTAATTTCCTTAGGTTGTTCTGCCCACCAATCAAGTGTGGACTTTTCAATATGTAGTCCTGCATCTTTACAAGTCCTAGGATCTACGTTCACATAAAACTCATCAACAATTTCTAAGTTTTCTATTCTTACAGCGCCAATAGAAACTATACACGCATTTGAACGTACACTTAAAGTTTCCAAATCAACGACTATGTGTGGTTTATTAATATCCATTATCTAGGTGATACCATTTGTTGTTGTGTTATGTTATCGAAGAATTCTTTCTTCAAGTCTGCATTTTTAAAACCGCCTCTTAAGACAGTTGTTTGTGTTAAAGAACTATGAGCTCTAATACCTCTGTTCTCACAGCATCCATGTGTTGCCTGTATGTAGACACCTACGTGTTCTGTTTCACATTGTCTTTGTATTTCATCTGCTATCATTACATTAAGTTCTTCTTGTAATGTACCTCGCATAGCGCACCATTGTGCAATTCTTGTGTACTTACTTAGCCCTAATAGTTTATCGCCTGCAATAATTCCTATATAAGCAATACCTGTAACTGGTTGATGATGATGTGAACATAAACTTTTTAATTCACTTCTCACAACCAACATACCTTCGTATCCATTTTCAATATAGTTAGGGAAACTATTAGGATCTGGCATAGTGTTATACCTACCTGACATAATTTCATTAACATACATCTTGGCCATACGTCTGCCTGTGTCAATACTATTAGGATCGTTTTCTGTATCAATAACTAATGACTTTAATACTTCATTAAACTTAGGTGCTAGTTCGTCAATCAGTTCTTGTTTCTCACCAGGCAACATAACTTCTGAGATATTATCCGCTGCGTAATATCTTTTGCCTATTTTATCCAAACGTTCTTTTATCTTTTTACTTACTTCCATATTTTACTCCCAGGGAAAATTTATCCATTGTTTTAACTGGTATTGTGTATTATTATAGAGTCTTATTCCCTCAAAGTCAAGCTCCATGTCAACCATTTTGTTAAATAAAACAGCAAACTTAGCGCCTGGAAACAATTCTCTTATACCATATATTGTTTTGCCTGTATCACATATATCATCTATGAACAGACAATTATATTTATCAAGCTGTAATTCTATAAGTTTTTTTCTGTCTGTTCCGTTGCCGTCTCTTGTTTGCCACTCTAAGCATTGCATAGGAACCTTTGTTTTATTTGAAACCATTACTGCGGGAACCAATCCTCCTCTAGCAACACCTACAATCATGTCAATATTATTCTGTTTTACCAAATCACTAATGTGTTCTACTTGTTCGTTTATTGTATTCCAAGTTACGTCTATGTTCCCCATGCGTTCCCGAATAATGTAATATGCAACCTTGGACTAAACTTGTAACCTGTTTTCATACAGGCTTCTGCAACATCCTTTTCTGTTAGGGCTTGTTGTTCCAACGTTGCGCCTTCTGGCATGCAATAAACTGCATCCAGAACAACACCAGCAGATTTATATTCATCAACAAATAAATCTACTTCTTCAAAATCTATATAGTCTCTAACGACAAATTTATTATATAAATGACTGTTAGTTACCTTGTTCATATCTAATAGTGCTTCAGGAATAAGGGCATCGAATTGATCCTCACCTGAGATAGATAATTTAGGAGATGTTGACCATGTAATATGAATGTCTTTTCCATCTTCATTTAAATAATCTATAAATTGTTGTTGTAAGTTCTGTGTTCCATTTGTTTCAAATGTTACATTCTTCAAACCTACTTCTTTACACCTTTCTAATAGTTCAGGCCAAACTCTTTGCCAACCTAATAAAGGTTCGCCACCTGTAATAACTAAATGTATATCTTCTCTCTCATCAAATTTATTATTAGGAAGTAAACTAATTATATGTTCAAACACCTCGTCTATTGTCTTTGTTAATTGTAAATGTTTGTATTTCATCGCCCAAGATGCTGAACTATCACAACCTATAGGAGTAACAGGAAGTTCTTCGATACTTTTATATGCTATTTCATTATCCTTTTCTGCTCTAGGATCTGTCATATAGGGCATTTCTTCTACAGGAATAAGTTTGCCTCGTTCCTGACCAAAACCTCTACATTCAAAATTACAACCAAAGACTCTAAGGAAGATACTAGGGACTCCTACGAATCTACCCTCGCCTTGTACTGAATAAAATGCTTCGCTATATCTAAGTTTTGCCATGTTGAGTATTATATATGATTATACAACCTATAATCAAGAGTCTATTTAACCGTTTTCTTCTTTTTTAGCTGCCTCTTTTGCAGCCGCTTCTTCTGCCTTAATTTTTTCGTCTAAGTATTTGGGCCTACGTTTTGGCATCTTTTTGCCTTTGTTTGCCGCATCAGCTTTTGCTTCATCTGCTTGAGCTTGGTCAATAACTTCTTTCATATATTTGAGATAGTCTGGACTACCTTCACCTTCTTCAAGTATCTGCTCAATATCGAGACTTTGTATATACTTGAACTTAGTTTCCATATGACGTTTCTCTTTTTGGATACGTCTAATGAAAGCGTAATATGTGATTTGTGTAAAGTATGCAAAAGGATTTTTAGATTTTTCAGGATCAAAGTTGTCCATATATGTAAGACTATTTTCAATACCATCCAGAATCATTTCATCTCTAAATGTATAATTTACAAAGTTTGCTTTATATGCCAAGTGATTTGCTATTTTAACAAAGCACTCACCAATATAATTTGGTACCTGAGGTCTGTCATCACCAGATTCCTCAGCTTCTATACGAATGTTTCTATAGGCAGTCATTGCTTCTAGAAACTCCTTATTGTTTATGTAGTGTGATGAATTTGGATCACGTCTTTTTGCCATAATATACTCCTAATGTATTTGCTTTTTTATAACGGCGTCAGCTAATTCCGCCAATGTTTCTAAGTCTAAGTCGTCTAATGTTTCCTCTAAATAAGACTCGCTCATGTCTGATAGTTTAGGGAGGTCCTCAATGGAAACATTTTCATTTAAATAAGTAGCGCTTACAATACTGTTATAACCTTCTACAAATTTTTCATCTAAGTTTGATACCGCCAAAACATTTATTCTATCTATTTTAAAAATTCCTGTATCACTAAATGCAATCCAGGGCCGTAAACTTAATTGTTCTCCTACAACACCTCGATTCATAGACAAATGACTAACAACCTCAATCGGGTGTTCTATTTCATATGAATCTGGGCCTGCGGAAACTATACCCACCAATGTGGAACCATCTATTAACTTTATAATCGTTATATCAGACATCTATTTTTACCAACTTATAATCGAAACCTTCTTCGTTATAAATTTTTACCCTTTCTATTAAGTGATTTAATGTGTAATTTTTCTTGGACTTCCAGGATAAATCATCTCCTATATCAAATAATTTACATTGTACCTTTTGTTCACCTCTTCTAAGTCCTCTTCCTATACTCTGTAAGTTTCTTATTCTACTCTTTGTAGGAGAGGCAAAGACAATGTTATGTAGGTTCCTTATATTTATGCCTGTTGAAAAAGTGCCGTATGATGCTATAATAATAGCATCGTGTTGTGTTTCTGTTATCGCTCTTATTTCTTCTCTAACTTCTGTTTCTGTTCCACCGTATACAAAGAATACTTTTCTACCTTTCTTAACGGATTTTTTAATCATCTCATGTAATACTACTCCATGCTTTTCTACGAATTGAAATAGAACTAAAGTATTACCTTCCTGGGCGATAGTTAGATTTTTTATTATTTCGTTTCTTTGTGGGTTTGTTACAATCCAATCTATCTCTTCCTGATATGTGCATTTGGTAATAAACTTGCGCTCTTCGTCCTTGGTGTAATTTAGCGTGCAACACACGATTTTTAGATCTGCTAATTGTTTATCCTCCATCAATTTTTTTGTGGTAGTAACTTTATGTACAGGGCCAAAAACTCCCTCTAAAACTAATTTATGTGTCTGTGTTCCGTCTAATGTACCTGTAGTTCCTATTCTATATGGTGCATTAACACATTTATTCATTAATGTTGTTAGTGATTTGGATTTAAAATTATGTGCTTCGTCTCCGTATATAACATCAAATTGTTCAAACCACTTTTTAGGAAACTTGTATATAGATTGCCATGTGCTAATAGTTATATCGTATTCGTTTGACTTTTCCTTACCACCATATATTCTATGACAGTTCTCAGGAGCTTTCCAATTATCTGCTGTTGCATAGTCCTGAAAGTCTCCGTACATTTGTTCTACAAGTGAAGTCGTTGGTACTACAATAAGTTGCTTTCTTCCTCGTGACTGATGATATCTAATTAAACTGTATATGATTAGTGATTTACCACTAGCCGTAGGACTTAATAATAATGACCTTGTATTTGATAGTGCGTGTTTTATAGCATCAATTTGATAATCTCTTATTTGTATATCCTTACCGCCACTTTGTAATTTTAATAACTTTGTAAAACCTTCTACGTCTACATTCTCTCCTAAGTCATCTATATTTACTTCTATATCGTATTCTAATGTATTTGCAAAGTCAATTAAATACTTTAATAGTCCAACATATAATTCATTGGTATATAAACTATACAATCTAACTTTACCGTCCCACATTCTATTCTTATACATCGGCATAAACCTAGCACCCGGAACTTCAAATGTAAAGAAGTCACATATTTCCTGACCAATGCCTGGATCTGTTTGTATCTTTAAATATACTTCGTTCTTTTTACTTACAGAGATCACGCCAGTCCCTTACGGTTAATTCTTTTCTCGATGTTATAAGTTTGTGATAAGAATCCATTTCAGATTTCATCTTGTCATCACAAGTTAGGTCATTAAGATTAACTCCTGTTGTTAATGTTGTGCCTACTTTTACATCTCCTACATAAGATGATAAATTTCCAAACAATATGTATTCAAAATTTGTATCTTCTAATTGTTCACAGTAATTAGGAACCCACCAATCTGTACCTTGTAATTGTTCTGCGTGAGATTCCATTCTTTTAACACTAAAATATCTTTGTATAGGTTGTCTTAAAACAGCAACTCTTTTTAAATTTGTTTCTTTCCATGCTTCAAGTGTTATTATATTATCTCCTAGTTCGTCTTGTATTTTTGTTGAACCCGAACGAGGACCTACTAATACAGACATTTTATCTGTACATATTGCCATTGGTAAAGGTCTTGGTTTATAGTAATCCATTTGTAAACTTAGTCCATTCTATTGCATTTCTTATATCAAACCCTCGACTACCTACTGCCTTAAGAATACTTTCACATTGTAATAAACAAGTGTCTAAATATTCTGCTTTGTCTGTTTGTTTTATGACATCAGGATCTGTGTCTAAGAAATCATTCATTTGATTATTAAGAGGAGCATTACCTAAGTATTGTTCCCAACCCAATTCATTTAATTGTTTCTGGTCTAACTCACCTCTATAATACTGCCACTTCAAACGTCTTAAGGATAACAAATTACTCTTAGCCTTTCTTGCCTGTAGTTTTAAAGTGGTTAAGTAATTGAGGTATTTAGCATGGAGTTCTGGTTGTTTAGTTGAGTCGCCACCTAAGTTAAGCTCGTCTAACTTACAATCCTTTTTCCATTCCTCTTGTAGATATTCAAGTGATATTTTCATAATATAGTATTATAGGACCTAGTAAACTAAATGTCAAGAAGTTTATATACCAGAAGCCGTTGTAATAGTGTAGTCTTTGTACCTAAACATTCCTACACCTGTCATATACTCCGTGCTTCCTGTATATATTTCAAAGTCTAGTCCCTGTAAACTAACAGGAAACAAGTCTCTGAACGTAAACTGTACCACAGGGTTATTATTACTATCCAATACAAATAAAGTAGCGTCTGAGAACTGTCCCAAAGCTGCTTGTTTTTTGGGATCTATATCAGGAAATCTATATTCCTGTGTTGTTCCATAACTTGCGTATTGTTTATGGTCACTTGGAAACCCTAATCCAATTAACCAATCATATAGTTCCTTATAGTTTGCCATGTCTTCTTGTATAAGGAATCTAATCATCAAAGTACCAAATTGTAGTTTGTCTCCTGGTAAAGGAACATCTACAAGTGGTGTTGGTTGATCTGCAGGTGGCAAATTAATTTCTGGAATATTTGCCGCTTGACAAAAATAACTAACATTAGGGATATTATGTATTTGAAATTTAAATCCATTAGGTTTTAGATAATCCAATTCACCTGGATTATTTGCAGTAAACGCTGCTTCCGTAATGTTGTTAATATTTGTTAATGTCATCTACCTTGTCCTCGATATTTTTTATAACTTCTTTTTTTATGTTTATTCATTGATGAAGTAGCGCATTTTACACTTCTTCCTCTACCACCAACACCTTGTGATGTTGCTTTTCTTGTTGCACGATGGTCTATTTTTGCCCACGTTCTTGCCATTATATACTCCTAAAACGATACGCTAACTCCACACCCGCAAGCAGAACTTTCAGCAGGATTAATAAACTCAAATTGTTCATTAAGTCCTTCGACTTTCCAAGATATAATTGTACCTGCCAAATACATCTCGGACATCATATCCATCCATACTTTAAACTTTCCGAAATCAATTTCTATATCAGTTTCGGATACTGGTCCATTAGCATAATTAAAAACATAAGAAAATCCAGCACAACCACCGCCTGTTAAACCAAAGTAAATACCTTTTGATTTATTTTTCTCTAATCTAGCCATAACTTCTTGAAGTGCTTCATCTGTAAAGTCCACCAGTGGTGGTCTAGATGTTGCAATCATGTTGCTAGGGTCAAATTGACTAGCTTGCAATGGCGTCTCCATCGGTTGGTTTCTTAACTGCACCCATTTTTTCTAACCAAGTGCTGTTACGTCCTGCTTTCTTTTCTTCCCAATCTTCTATTGCCTTTTTAATACTATCCTCTGCTAATACAGAACAATGTATTTTAATTGGCGGAAGTTCTAATGCTGTAGCAATGTCTTTATCTTTTATTTTCTTTGCTTCTTCTATTGTAAGTCCTGTTAGCATTTCTACGAACAAACTAGAGCTAGCAATAGCACTACCACAACCATAAGTTTTAAATTTAACATCTTCAATAACGTCAGTTTCCGGATTTAATTTTAAGTCTAACTTCATAACATCACCACACGCTGGGGCGCCTGTTAGTCCTGTAGCCACATTAGGGTCTTTAGGATCAAAACGTCCTACACCATGTGCAGCAGGATTATTTGTTACTTCCTCAAATCTTTTTACTACTTCTTTCGAATATGCCATATTTCCTCCTTAGCAATAGTATTTATAATACTTTCAATGTAACCAGAAGTCAATTAGGTAGAGTACCAAAGGAATATATAATAAGTCCAATAAAGGACATAGACACAGAGAGGAGAAAATAATGTCAAACAATAGAAATGGCTTTGAAATACGAGCCGACTTACTAGGACAAGCGCAAGGCTTGTTGGAACAAAATAGAAGTTTTAAGTTAGATGCTTATGTCAATAACGTCCAAAGATCTTTGGACCAAAGAGATATAAGTTATCCGGAATTTCCATTAGAGTGTATAGAACCTATAACAGCAAAAGAAGTAATTGCTTTAGCTAGGGAGCTGAACGCTTTTGTGAAAGAACAGGACTAACTGTTACTTTTCAACGATATATTCTTTAGGTTCTGTATTTGTAGTAATGCGAATATCAACGTCTTTATCGTTGGGTAGTGTAGCATCTAAATAGATTCTACCTGCGCATCCTGTTACAAATATAATTCCTAAAAGTACAATCAAATATTTCATTTGTCATCCTTTGGCAAAAAAGGGGGCTAAATCTAGCCCCCTTTACCATTTAAAAAAAGATCTGTTACATTAAGTTTGTAACTTTAACTGATCTGTAATACTGGTTACGGTCTGCAGTAAATGAATCTGCATCTGTAGTTCCGTTAGCCTGCATTACGAATGGATTAGCAATCATGCCATACCTAGTCTTGAAACCAATTTTAGGTTGGAATGTGCTTGGGTCAATAGCCCTTACCATTTGTAGTGGGACATACGGACAGTAGAAGATACCAGCGTCATATGGGCTAGTACCTTTATATCCAACAACGTAGAACTGGCTAGCAGCTCCTGTGTTTGCTGAATAAGGATCAATGTAGACTCTGTAACGGCCGTTTAACACACCAGCGAATGTATTACCTGTGTCATCAACATTCAAGTTAGTTGATAATGCTGGGGCGTAATCTAAAACACCAGCCATCGCTAAAGCACTAGCAACATCTGATGAACAGATGATGAAGTTACCTTTGCCACGTCTTGTGTCTTGTGCAATTACGTTTGCGTCTCTCTCTATGTTAAAGAGAAGACCTTTGAATCGTTCTACTGACCATCTACCGTTGGAATCGACATCTAGGTCGAATGTTCCTGCTGTAGCTGTGCTTGCAGATCCTGTTTTTGCGACTTTATAAATCGTTCTAATAACCTCACGGTTAATCTCAGCCAATATTTCTTGTGAAAGAATATTGCTAAGTTCTGATTCCGCGTCTAAACCATGAACCGCTTTCAAATCTTGAGCAAGTTCAACTGTGTATTCTGCTTTAAGTGCTCTTGACTTAGCAGTAACAGTTGTTTTCTCAATAGAGAAAGCCATTTCGTTAAGTGTAGTTGAATCGCCAAATCCTTCTGCAGTAGATGTGCTTACGCCAGCACCTGTTGTATAAGTGCCGTCTACTGGGTTGGATCCCGCGTGTGTTCCTGTGCCAGAAAAGTCTGTGTCTGCTTCGTTGAATAATGCCTCTGTACCAGTTTGACTAGTAAAGTGTGACTTCATTGCGAAGATAAGACCAGTTGGTCCTGACATAGGTTGAACACCACATACGTCATATGCCATTAAGTTTGGCAACGCACGTCTAACTAACGAAATTAAGATAGGATCATAGTTATCTACGCTTGAACCAGTTTGGTTTGCGTGTGTAGCTTCGAACAGGGCTTCCTTCTCCTCACGGAGAGCTTTTTCCTGGTTTTCGAGTACCACGGTAGTAACAGCCTTTCTATAAGGATCCTTGATATTATCTAGCTCAGGATGCTCTAGTACGGGTTGCCACTTTTTCTGTAGTTCTTCTGAAAGATACATTAGTTGCTCCTTTATTTACGTTTGTTATAATGTTTAATAACCTAATTATTTATAAAAAAATTAACTTTTAACCTTGTCAAATTTTGCTGCTTGGCTGATACCTTCTACATATCTTGCCATAACAGTATTTTCAACTAAGGCTCCTTGGTCAACGCTATCATCTAGCTTATCGCTATTTTCAGCTTTCGCTTTTGGAAAATAGTTTTCCTTAATAACGTTTAGTTTCTGAGCGTACTCCTCTGCGTCGCCGAATGTTACATCATTGACTAGACTTGCAAACTTTTCCACCTCTGTTTCAGCTAGATCGCCAACCACGGAAGAGAATACTTTCTCTTTTTGTAGTTGCTCTTTTTCTTCGCTGATCGCTACTGACTTGCCAATTTCTTCGTCTAACTTAGATTTTAGCTCATCAATTTCTTGCTGTTGGTTTGACAACACATCAACTTTCTCATCTGGAATGTCAATGTAATGTTCAACGAAAACCTCTTTCATACCTTTAATAAAGGACTCTGTGATTTCATTTCTTAAACCATTCTCAATAGCAAGCTCGTTTTCCTTCATCCACTGTTCCGTCACGTATGACAGATACTTGTCGACATTTTCAACGAGATTTTCTTTCGCTTCATCGAAAGCTTTGCTAGCTTCTTCAACAAGTTCATTCTCAATTTGAGAAATTTGTTGATTTACTCTAGCAACAACAACAGACTCAAATAATGAGGCTGCTTGTGTTTTAAATTCTTCGGAAAGATGCTCTTCATCTTTAAATAAATTAGCAATGTCATCCTCGAATAGTGTTTCTGCTTCTACTTCGTCTTCAGTCATTTCAACTTCTTCTTCAGTTTCTTCAGCTACTACTTCTTCGGACTCCTCCTCTCCTTCTTCTAACTCTTCAAGACCTTCGTCTACGTATTCGTCTTCAACGATTGCTTCTTCTTCAGTCTCTTCGACTTCATCTAAAACTTCTTGATCGTCTTCTAACTCTACTTCGTCTTCCTCTTGGTGTACATTACCTTTGGAAGATGATTGGTTAACAACGCTACGTGGATCTGTGCCATCTGTGTAGTTAGGAGCCTGACCAGCACCACTGTTTTGTGGACGTGGGGCTGAACCAGCTTTTGCTGACGCTGCCTTTCCTACTTCGCTTGTTAATCCGCCTTCAGGGTTATTAGTACCGCTTAGGTCTTGTTGCTCTGGGTTAGGATTTGAACTGCCTTGTAGGGGAGGGGTAGCATCACCTTGCTTTTTATCTAATGGACGATGTGCATCCGCAGAATTAGTCGGTTGCTGGTTCCCAGCTACTTCCTCTATAACTTCTTCATGTAATTGCTTACCTTCTAGAAGTTCTCTGATTTTGGATTCTACTCCCATTTTTCTCTCCTTTTGTTTATTAGGATTATTTTAAATAATAAAACATCAATATTATTTATATTTATAAGTTTTTCTGTTAATAATTAGAAAGTTTTGACAGAAATTTGCTAAATTGAGACATCTTTGCCTCTTCTAGTTCTCTAGTAGTAGCACGCTTAATAACGTTTTGTGCTTCTTCTATATCCTGTTCATTCCACTTTCCGTTAACAAAAACCCATTCTTTACCCTCCATAATTCCTTGTACAAAGGCATCCGGAGCCGAAGGATCTGCAACAATATCTGCTGCAGTTGCTAACATAAAGTCGTCTTGGACTTCATTTATACCACCCTTCTCTTTTAGTGAACCTAATCCTCTAGAGCTTACGCCTAGTTGAGCACCTTCACTAATAAGTTCTTTAACAATACGGCCCATTGGTGTATCCATTATTTTGGCTCTACCAATGTAATTACTGCCATCCTCTTTTAAGGATGTAATCATGTGAGAGACTCTGTCTAAATTAACTGTTGGACCTTCCGGGTGTCCTAATTCACCGTAAGCTCTTTTAGTTTTAACAGCTTCTTCAACATATCTGTTGACTTCTCTCTGCATTACTTCTTTAGGATAAATCCTGCCGTTTTTGTTCTTTAAATCTGATTGTAAGAATACACCTTCAATGAATACGTTAGGTTTCTTAGGATCTTTACTCTCTTCTGTGAGGTATCGTATCTCCTCATTAAATTCTTTAATTAGTCTCATTATCCTAAACTACCTCCTTCGTATACATCACCACTATCATTAGTATCTAATGGTGCATCCTGGTGTTGTTGAGAACCAAATCCACCGACTTTCGCTAAGTCTAGTATTACTGTACCACCATCACCGCCGGCGATTACTACCTCGATGTTTGATGTGTTCTCTGAATTATCGTTAAATCCGTACATATCTAAACTACCACTTTCTGCTAATTCATAAAGTACAACGGAGTTACGTTGCACCTTTGCACTAGCGCCGCTTGATAGTGTCCAATGTAATCCTTTAATATTTACTGTTGGGCTGCTAGCTGTCTCGGTAGATTTCTTTAGCGTTACATCTAAGTCGATTGTCCCTGTAGCAGCAGTACCCCTAACACTCACAACACCTTGGACTTGTGTTAATTTGAGATTGTTTACTGTTACTGCCATTTTGGTTTTCCTTTAAAATTAGTATTTTTTAGATTTTTTATGTGATCCGTGAGATCCTTCTTCAAGTACCTCAACATTAGGGTCATCCACTTCAACTTGTTCGATACCATGTTCGAACATTACTTTATACCAAGACACGTTACCAGCTTCGTCTGGATCTGCGTGTTCGCCAAAAATAGGTGTTCCTTCGTTCCATTCCTTGTGGAAGATTTTAGTTGCACACATATGATCATCTTTTGGAAGTGATCCTTTTGCAACTCCATCTACAGGAGCTTCAGTTACTTCAACACCTTCTCTGAATTGTTTGAAAGTTTTCATTGTTGTTCCTCTTCTTTATTGTTATCTACTGGCGTTCCGGTTTGCATGTCAATATCAACGATTGCATCGTCGAGCTTGTCACCTACAGGCGCTTGGTCCGGGACAAGTCCCATCTTTTCAAACTCACCTATATCTGCACCTTCTCTGCCAGCAATTTGATCTCCAAATTGAGAAGCTGCCTGTTGTTGTTTCAAATTATCTAATACCTCGCCTGTGCGTTGTTGCATTAGAGAGTTGAACTTTTCTTGTGCATCAGCATTTTGTCCAGAGACTATATCGTCTACTAGATCATTTACTGTTACATCGTTCTGTTCTTCTGCCATACTATGCTCCGTTATCCGGTCCTGGTACCGGGTTTCCTTCTCCAGGTATATCACTATTTATACCATCATCTCCACCTTCTTGTTGTTGTTGTTCAACTGCAGTAAGTGGTGACCATTGATACTGTCTTTGTAACTGAGGTTCTTTTAACAAGTCTGTTTCTATTGCCTCAATTTCTTCATCTGTAAGACTCAATACATTTTTCTGTATCCAGCGCTTACTAAAAAATGTTCCTATATATGCTGATAACCCGTTTAATACTTCTACTCTACTTCTCAAAATCTCTTGTTCTTTAGATTCTGTGTAGTAAGCATCTGTAGCAAACTCGAAAAAGATGTCATCTTTAATGTCATCCCAATCTTCTAAAGTAATAACATTCTTTAGTAAAAGCTGAGACTTTAATAAATCCATAAACAAAACTGAGAATTTTCTTCTTAGTTTATCGATAAACTTTGTGAACTTCATCTCGTCTCTGTTTATCTCTGCAGCCCTACCAAAATTAAGTCCAGCTTGTTGTTCTAAACGTGACATCGGAATGTTTAACGCTTGATACAATTTACGTTGAAAATATTCTACATCTTCAATTTGCCCTAGGTTCTGTCCTGCTGGCAATGTATCAATGTTAGTTCCTGTCCCGCCTTCTCTTCTAGGTAACCAGAAGTCTTCCAACATAGACATAAACTTCTTATCATCACGTATCTCTCCTGTGTTAGCATCATAAACAAGTTTATTTCTATACCTGTCCATAATGTCTTTTAGATATTGTTCTGCCTTCATCTTTGGCAAGTTACCAACATCCACATAAAAAATACGTCTTTCAGGAGCCCTTGTAATCCTATAAATGACTACTGCGTTCTCCATCATTCTAAGTTGGTTTGCAGGCCTAATGGCTTTGTGTAAATAAGAAAGTGCTATTTTCTTATCATGATCTACCAAACCACTTGGTGCGTATGCAATTGCGTCCTTCACAATTTTTAAGCCCTGTTGATTCTCAGGGGCTACATATGCACCGGGTTTTGAAGTAACACCTTTATCGTTATAGATGAAATATTCTTCTACATCTTTAACGAACTGCACACCTGACGCATTCTTTTCCTTTTTAACTTCACGAACACGTCTAATTTTTCTAGGATCAATATATCTAATATCTTTGATCCCGTCTTTAGGATTATCTAAATCGATAACCTTATGGAAGTATATTTTCCCGTCTACGTACCATCTCTTGAAATAGTCTTGTGCCATATCCTGGATGGACATGAGAGCTTTTACTTCCTCAAACTCTCTGGATATACTTTTCCTTACAGAGCTAGACAGTTCGACTTTATCTAAGTTTATTTCAACTGGACTTTCATTTTCCAATTGAGCTATACCTTCATTAATAATGTCTTCAATCGCTGTATCAACATCTGCCATCATTGATATATCACGATACCTTTTTATTAATTCAGATTCAGTTTGACTAATGCCATCTAAATCTAAATAGGTACCGTAATAACCTCCAGCTCTAATGCTTTCAATAGCGCCGTCTTCGGCCGGTGCAACAAACGATTTCTCGTTCGTTGCCTGGTCCTTTCTCTTTATTTCAAATCCAAATATATCCATAATTTATTCTTACCTTATTTGTAAGATCATATCCGTTAAACGGATACGTCTACGCCAACGTTCTCGTATCTCTGATACTGGAATGTAACTGTAAACTCTTCGATAATGTCGTTCTGTGCATACTGTAATGCAATTTCTGACATATTGATTGGAAACGCATCATATAAAATGTATTTACCGCCTGGTAAAGTTGCGTCGTTCCTATCTAAATGCTCAATTTCAATGTCTTGGAAATAGTCAACAGGGTTTAAATTACCTCTATTGTCATCTTTCTGGTTCATTGAATCAAGCCATTGCTCGAATGGTCTTCTTAACGATTGATTAGTATCGTTAATTATTGTTACTGTCCACGGATCAAATATACGTTCGCCGGCTAACTTAATTTCCCTACCTCTGTATTGAATAATTGCTGGGTTAACAGTTGAAGCTGGGATAGCCGCACCTGAAACTAAAATACTATAGGTATTGTCGCTTTCAGCAATAGTTGGGAAATTAAGAGTGACTCTGAATTGATTAGGTCTGGCTCCACCAGCTCCTAACCTACTTCTAAACTCTTCGATATTCATTTATTTCTCCTCTTACCTATTTATATTACCCACCAATCTCTTCGAAGCTTACGCCTGTTCGAGTAGCGATAAAGTTAAGTTGTATGAAGTTAATTGCTCTAGCAGGTTTAATAAATATGTCTGCTATAAATTCGTTTCTGTCAATAACTTCGGGTGTATTGTTGCTAGAGTTACAAATAACTTTAAAGTCATATATACCTCTACGTCCCTGAACGTCTCTCAAGAACGGTGTAAGCAAGCTAGTAAATTGCGATCTAGTAAACGCATCGTTAAATTCAAACAATTGGAATTTAGCTGCTGTACTAATTGCTTTCTCAAGAATGATAAACAATCTTCTAACATTAATTCTGTTGAACGCACTAGGTGCTGCCAACATTGTTTTATCTCCAAACAAGATTATTCCTGTTCCTGGAGTATTAACAATAGGGTTAATACCGTTTTTATACATATCGTCCCTATTTGCTTTACTAGGATTAAAAGCAAGTTTTACTGCGTTTCTTACTTGTCCTCTATTATAACCAGCAGGTGAGAACCACGGATCTGTGCTTAAGTCTGTTGCTACACAAAGACCTGCTACGTCGCCGTTTAGTGGAACCCATCTATAAACGTCGTTATACCTATCGTATTGATATTTCCAGTTACCGTCCATTACCGCAAATGAAGTTCCAGCTAATGAAGCTTTATCAGCAATCATTGCAGTTACCTCAGAACCTGCATTGTTTACAACGCTAGCTCTTTGTGGTGATAAGAAAGTAATACAGTCTTTTCTGACTTTGGAAATATTATCGATAACATAATCAACGTCTGTTGTACTATGTCCGCCAGTTAAAACCAAACTAATGTCAACACTTTCTGCGTCTGCAAATCTGGAATATCCTGTTTGGATATTACCTGAAGTAGGAGCTTCATCAACTCCTCCTGTTAAACTTACAGTTGCTTCTGATGTTGTATAGTTTGATGTAAATGTTGTAGTAGAGTTCGAACCCCATCCACCTGTTGATTTTTCAGATGCTGGATGATCGCTCCACCAAATATATTTTGATTGAGAATTAATCACGTCTTTATAATAAATTGAACCGCCTTCTAAACCTTTGGCGTCAGATGCTTTGGATGCGTTCTCGAATTTCTCTAGAACTGTTCCTGCTTGGCCTGAGAATGAACCATCTTCGTCTATTACAATAATATGGACCTGGTCATTTGACCCGCCCTTTGCTAATACTGTACTTGATGAAAGTGGTGCTCTATCAAATTGTGTTTTGTATGTCCAATCTGTGGCTAATGCCGCTGTAGCTGTTGCTGAAGAACCGTCTCCTCCAATAGTAACTGTTGGGGCTGATGTATAACCATTACCTGGATTAGTAATAGTAATAGCAGTTACAGCACCACCTGAAACAGTTGCTGTACCAGTAGCAGTTACTCCGCCTGCTGGTGCTGCTGCAAATGTTACAGTTGCGCTTGTATAACCAGATCCGCCTGCAGTAATAGTAGTTGAAGCAACAGAGTTACTATCAAACGTACTAGAGTCTGCAAATGAAACTTTAAGTGAATTACCTAAAGTTCCAGGGTATCTAGCTACCCACATACCATTAGAACCTGAACCAGTTGAATGGTTTAGGTCGTAGTCGTCTTCGTTGTCTACAACGATTGCAGTTCCTGAAGCTACAGCGTTTCTTGCTGCGTCTCCTACTGCTCTGACAAGTTTAAGATTATTACCGTATGCTAGGAAACTAGCAGCTGTATAGAAATCCACAAAGGTGTCGTTGTTCGGTTTAAAAAATCTATCGACTAGATTATTCTCAGAACTTACTGTTGTGATCTCGTCTACAGGTCCCCATTGAAAGTTACCTACAAAAGCGCCAATAGTTGATGCTACTGCGGGTACCACACTGGTTAAGTCGACCTCTTTAACGAGTACACCTGGTGATAGCTGAAATGCCATGTTTTTCTCCTCGGTTTATATTATCTTATGAATGACACAAGTTTTTATCATCGTATTATTTATAAGTCTTAATTTTTTACCATATCCCTTAGCTTCTGTTGTAGATTCTTACCATAATTGTCTTCTAGTAACCATAAATCTCCATTTATTACTTCTGCTTCGGGCTCCTGTCCATCATTACGAATAAACGGTGTTAAGTTGTGTTCTATATCTGCACTTTGTTGCTTATATAAACCTTCCCTTGTGTTAATATCAGTCATATCTTTAAAGAATGCCTGAGAAGATAACCACCCAAACAACACCATACACATCACTAAGTCATCATGATAGCCTTCATCGGCTTGATAAGTGTTGCCTTTTTCTATAAACGTTGATATTTCATGTATTATATGTTCATCAAATATCAATAGTTTTTGTTCTTCTAATAACGATTTGAATGTAAAACACCCTTGCCTTTTTACTGCTTTAGATGTTGTAACACCCATTTTTGTACTTTTACCAAAGCCAGGACTTATAAATTGCCTTTGCTTTTCGGTCACCGTACTTAAAATATTTTCGTATTCTATTTCTTGGTGCAGTATTTCTACTACCTGTTGTCCTATATCGTTTACTTCTACTAATACAAAAGCATCATTATAATCTTTTGCTACTTTACCTATAACATCTGGGAACAACATGGGTGCAATAGTATTATCTCTATATTTTGCTACTACTTTATATGGCATTTCTGTTATATCTACTACTATAAATGCCGAATAATCCCCACCTATGCCTCTCGCTGTATCTACTGTTATAGCATAAAAACGATTTTCTTCTGGACTATCATATATATCCAAATGATTATTTTGAAACTCTGGTTCTTTTGTACTTAATCTACCAATTGTTTGTGCGTTTATTAGTGTGTTAGTAGAACCTAGGAACTCACACATGACCTCCTGATTGAACTTAACATCTCCTAATAATTGTTTTTGTTCCTCTAACCACTTCTCATCTCTTCCTGGTATCTCATAGTAAGGAATAAACATATTTTCAAATCCGTTTTCTCCTTTCTCAGACTCATTCCAGAATTTCCAAAAATGATTATAACCTAACGGAGTTGATGTTAGAAGTATCTTTGTTGTTTCACCAGCAGAAATAGTAGGATAAACAGAAGTAAAAAATTCATCTGCTATGTTATTAGGTATGATTGCTGCCTCATCAATATATAACCAGTTTACAGATTTACCTCTAATGGCTGCTGCTGTTGTTGCTGCTGTTAATACTTTACTATTGTTTTCTAGTTCTACATCACCTTTGTTCCATACTTTAACACCCTGTTGCATCCATATAGGCAAGTTCTCATACATTATTTGGTATCTGTTTAATACTTCCCTTGCTGCTGAAGATTTGTTTGCCATAATAGCTACTGTTTTATCTTCTTGGAATATTGTGTAATGTAATATACAGGCTGCTGATGTAACTGTTTTACCTTGCTGACGTCCTTCCATTAACACCACACGTCTGTTATTCATTATACAATCTACTTTTCTTTTTTGGCAGTCGTATAATTTAAATGGTTGTAGACCAGAGTCTAGTGTAATAATTTTTACATATTTTTCTATAAAATATACAGGATCATCCTTACACTTAACATACTCTTTAATTTCTTCTTCTGAGAAATCATGTTGATAAGCTAATGGTTTTAGATTCGGATTACCGTGATATGATGTTTGTTCAGTCTGTGCCATCTGGTGTTATATCAATTGGTTCTTGTTCTTTTTTAATTGCCTTTAATAAGTCCTTCGTACTTCCTACGAATAAATTGTTTTGTGTTTGTATTGGTTTGCCTTTACTGTCTTCATTCTCTATTCTTTTTTGTGCTTCCTGTACTGCAATCATATCCTTTGCATTATCCTGTAAGTTTTTAATTGCTGTAATTGCTACTTCATATGCTCTAGGTTGGTCAGAGTTCCTTGCTATATGTAATATACCTTCTATTGCCTCAGCATTATATTGCTCTGCTTGTTTTAATATTGACCTAGCGTATTCATAGTCCTGGTCTCTTTGTACTACTCTTAACTTAGCTTTATCATCGTCGGACATAGCAATATCGGGAAGATTTTCCTTCTCTTTAAGTTCTTTTAAATTTTTTTCTAGTGCCTTAGTAACTTCTTTAGTATTAAATGTTTTATCTAAAGAGTCAAAAGGGTTATTCGAATTCGGCATCAAAGGTCTCCAGGAACGTATAATCGTCTGAAGGTGTGGCTGACTCTGGGTTTACGGAAACTGTTAATCGTTCCCTGTTAGATGTATTCGTTCTAACTAATGTCATTGCAGGATCGTTAAATACATCTGCAATAGCTTTCTTTATCACTCCCACGTTATTAACATTGCTATAGAAATTAAGTGTCATCTTAAAATTAAGTGTCCAAATAATTGCTAATCTACTAGCAAAGTCTCCTTCATAATCATCTTCATACGTTACGTTATCTAATGTTATTTTTATGTCTCTCTTTATTCCTAACTCTGGTAAATCATTAACTGTTACATTAAAGTCAGGATTAAAGTAAGGCAAAATTTGTTCTACAATTTGTAATCCATCTTCTTGATTCTTCGCAAATATATATAAAGATAAATTCATGTTATATGGCGTAGAATTAAACACGGTTCTAACTGTATTTGTATCATCACCTACACCAACTGCTTTGTTCTTTTGAATAGCTGTTGTTTTTCTAGTAGGATCATATTGTATTCCATCTATTTCAAAACCCATTCTAGGAAGTGTCATTGCAACTTCCCCTCGAGTTGTTGAATCAGGAACACGATTAATTCTTGTTATAAATTTTTGTTTTGTTGAGTACGCTAGTGGTACTCTTAATGTTTGTGCAATTGCTCCTGCACTATTTTTACGTTCAATGTTTATGTTATTGAATATAGTTCCAAAGGCAATAATGGCTTTTCTTATATGACTGTGATAAAATGTTGTATTTTTAAACATATTACTTTCCTAATCCAAATGCCTCTTCTGCTAACTTTATCTGATATTTAGTTAGTTTATAAGGTGTTTCTACGAACACCCAAGGTATAACTGCGTGTATAAGACTCATAAGTCCTACAAGTAATGATATAGAACCTAAGTATACAGAGTATTTGAAATGCTTAAAATAACTTGCATTTATTTTTTCTAAGTGTTCTATCTTCATCCGCCGATTTCTCCAAACGGATTGTTCTCACTAAAGTCTAATATACCTTCGACTGTTAATAAGTTACTAAAGTCCGTATTGTCTATTGGTTCTATGTTAGTTGAGAAGTCCTCTTTAATTAATGAACCTCCGTCTTCTAACAATAACAGTTCTCCTGTTTCCATTTGGAA